ATACTCGACAGGGTGATGGAAGAAATACAAAGTACTCTGCAACCAGCAGAAATAAACCTCGTAAACCACGCAGAGGGCAAGGTAAGTAGATAATATTTCTCAAGGCATTTGAAGACTCTTCAAGTGTTTTTTTAATTCTTATAACTAGTTAAGACTTTTGTTTACTTTGTAGAATTGAAATAGAGCGTCCGTCGCTTCTCGCTTGAAGCAAATTTGAAGAGAATAAAAAAAAGAAATCTGTAAATGTCTTACCTAAATCACAATCTTCCAACGATTACATGTTATATTCGTAACGAATTTCTTTATAATCATAAAAAAGGACATGGAGAGGTAACTTTGTGCGATGTACACTCAGTAGCATCCTTAGAGAAGCATGTACCCCTCTTTGAAGCGTTTTTAGAGAACGGAGTAAACTGGACAAGAAGACCCATTCATGCATTTTGTTGGAAACCAGATGCACAAGTTCCAAAATTAGAGGAATGTATGTGGTGGGATTGCTTTTCTCCTTATATTGATGTTCAGGTTCGCTCTCGTCTCGCTGGATTACGTGCAGAACTTATCAATTATCGCGAAAAAAAAAATGAGGGAACTTACATGTTCACTCTTGATTGGTCATGGGAATCAAAATCTACTTTAAATACAAACTTTAGTGAAACTCCAGAACACAAATGTGCTCATTTTTTTAAAATGGATAATGGAAACTTTTATGCATATCCAAATAACAAGATTTTATGGTACGATGATGCTTGGATACGTAATAGGATCACTAAAAATCCTGGATATGAAATTGATTTAACTGAATATTCTGTTGAAAACCTTCGAAAAATTGAAACATCAGACGATTTTATGTATGAAATCAAAGAAATTCGGGATAGAAACCCCGTAAAAAGTTCTGATTTACCAAATCAGGAGCAAACTCATGACCAAAAAGGTGGATAAGGACTCAAATTATATGAAAGACCAATGGGGAACATCATATCTCTCCAGCGAATATGGTTGGGAAGAGAAAATTAAAAAACAAAAGATGCTTCGTGAGATCTCAAATGATGATCTTACACCCAAAAAACACGATTTTGTAATACAAAGAGAACTTCACGAAAAAATTCGAAATGACGATGATTATGATGATTGGGAGTATGGAACCGAACCCATTCCATTAACCGAATTTTAGTGAATAAATAATATAGATTCATAATATTCAATGCCTCTAGAGCGAGTCAGTCAAGGTTTCAGAGACATCAGTATGTCCTTTCAGGTCAATCCCCTGAATCTAGACTTAATTGCTCTGAAAAATGAAACTGCAATTGCTCGTTCAGTTCGTAATATTGTATTTACGCTTCCAGGAGAAAAATTCTTTGATTCAAATTTTGGATCTCGAATTTCAAATTCTCTTTTTGAAAATGTAGATGAAATTTCTGCATCAATCATTCGAGATGAAATACGAAATTCAATCACAAACTATGAACCACGAGTTGAATTGATTGATGTTCAAACAACTCCTGATTATGATAATGCATCATTTGATGTTTTAATTCAATATCGAATTATTGGTGCAGATGTGTTGCCTCAGCAACTTGAATTTGTTTTGCAACCTACTCGGTAATTAGGTAAATGCCACTAGTTAATTTTACGAATCTGGATTTTGACCAGATTAAGACAACTCTTAAAAACTACTTAAAAGCCAATTCCAACTTTACGGATTATGACTTTGAGGGATCCAATCTCTCAACAATTCTTGATGTTTTGGCATACAACACTTATATCACTTCATATAATGCAAATATGGTTGCAAATGAAGTTTTTATTGATAGTGCAACACTCCGAGAAAATGTTGTTTCACTTGCAAGAAATATTGGATATGTTCCAAAGTCAAGAAAGGCAGCAACCTCGACAGTTAGTTTTTTTGTAGATACTTCGAGTATCACTCCACCTCCAGTATCACTTACATTGCACAAAGGACCAATTGCAAGCACTTCCGGGTCCTTTGGTAATCAATCATTTGTATTTTCAATACTCGAAGATATTACAGTTCCTGTTTTTAATAATATTGCATCATTTGATGAAATTAAAATTTATGAGGGAGTTCTTTTAACCAGCAATTTTACATATAATCCAAGAAATCCAAATCAGAGATATATTCTTCCAAACTCTGGAATTGATACGGATTTGATTTCTGCAATTGTAAGACCAAATGAAACCTCTACAATCTCAGTTAAATACAATCTTCAAGATAGTTTGTTTAATGTAAATTCAGAGTCAGAGGTTTATTATATTCAAGAAATTGAAGATGAAAGATATGAATTAATTTTTGGTGATGGTGTTTTTGGAAAAGCACTTGAAGATGGAAATTATATTCAGGTTTCTTATATCGTATCAAATGGTGACAGTGGAAATGGAATCGGTCAATTTACATTTTCAGGAAGACTTTCATATACTCGAAATTCAATTACATATAACATTACTTCGGGTATTTCTTTACTTACAACAGGTCTAATATCCTCAGGTGGAGAATCGATTGAACCAGTAGAATCGATTCGTAAATTTGCACCTAGAATTTATGCATCTCAAAATCGGGCACTTACATCTAATGATTATGAAACTTTAATCCCTGCAAAAATTTATCCGGAGACAGAATCTATTTCTGTTTTTGGTGGAGAAGAATTGATTCCTCCACAGTATGGAAAAGTTTTTATTAGTATTAAACCAAGAACAGGAGATTTTTTACCAAATTTAATTAAGGAAAATATTAAATTAAAATTGAAACAATATGCGGTTGCAGGAATTGTTCCTGAAATTTTGGATCTAAAATATCTTTACTTGGAAGTGATTTCGAATGTATACTATAATTCAAATTTAGCACCAAGTGCATCTGACATATCGAGCATTGTTCAATCAAATACTCTTAAATATGCAGAATCTACAGAACTTAACAAATATGGTGCTCGATTTAAATATAGTAAATTTTTAAAAATTATTGATGATAGTCACGATGCAGTAACATCGAATATTACAACAATTCAAATGAGAAGAGACTTACGTGTAGTTTTGAATTCTTTTGCAGAATATTCAATTGGATTTGGAAATCAATTTCATATTAATAGTATGAATGGATATAATATTAAATCTACGGCATTTAGAGTATCTGGAATTTCTGAAGAGGTTTATATATCTGATATTCCAGACACAAATCGAAGTACTGGTTCTATTTTTATGTTTACTATTCCAAATATTTCTTCCGTAAATCCAACGATTGTAAAAAGGGGCATCGGAAGAATTGATTATATAAAGGGAATTATCACATTAAACCCAATTAATATCACATCTGCAAAAATCAAAGATGGTCAATCAATAATTGAAATTTCTACAACTCCACAATCAAATGACGTGATTGGATTACAAGATTTATATTTACAACTAGATATTAATAATAGTATATTTGAAATGGTTATTGATGAAATTTCATCTGGATTGGATCCATCGGCATCAAACTATATTGTAACTTCAAGTTATAACAACGGAAATTTGGTAAGAGTGTAAAATGACAGAAAAAAGAATTCAGTTTAGTAACATTGTACAAAATCAACTTCCAAATTATGTAATAGAAGAATTTCCATTAATTTCTGAATTCTTATCACAATACTACATTTCTCAAGAATTTAAAGGATCTCCTGCGGATTTAATTCAAAACATTGATAGATATGTAAAAATTGATGAACTAACAAACCAAACAGATTCTACAGTTCTTGGACAAGATATTTCATTTTTTGATACAACTATTATTATAAATCAAACTGGTGTTGGAATAGAAGATTTTCCAGATTCTTATGGTGTTTTGCAAATTGATGATGAAATTATTACATATACAGGAAAAACGTCAAGTTCCTTTACCGGTTGTGTTAGAGGATTTGTTGGAATTACTTCTTTTACAAAAAAAAATTATCCGGATCAATTAGTTTTCTCAGAAAGTGAGTCGGCAGAACATACATCCGGAGCAGTAATTAAAAACTTAAGTTCTTTATTTTTAAAAGAATTTTTACTTAAAACAAAATATCAGTTATTGCCAGGACTTGAAAATAGAACTCTAAGTTCAAATATAAACCAATCTCTTTTTATCAAGCAGGCAAAGGATTTTTATTTGAGTAAAGGAACTGATGAGTCATTTAAAATTCTATTCAATGCATTATATGGTGAAAGTGCTGTTATTATTCGACCAAAAGATTATTTGTTTAGACCATCAGATGCAAATTACCAAGTCACTGACGATTTAGTTGTAGAAAGAATTGAAGGTGATCCATTAAATTTACTAAATGCAACATTATTTCAAGATGAATATCACAATATTTCAAAAGCATATGCACCAATTGCAGATGTTGAAGTTGTAATTTCTGAACTTGGGAATACTTATTATAAATTAAGTTTAGATTCTGGATATAGTCGTGATATTAGAGTTGATGGTGCAATTTATGGAAACTTTGTAGTTCATTCGAAAACACAATTAATTGAATCTGTTTCAACAGGAACTACAACATTATCAGTAGATTCCACAGTTGGGTTTCCACAAAGTGGTGAACTTTCAGTAACTTACAACGATAATACCACAGGAATAGTCTCATATTCTCATAAATCACTGACTCAATTTTTTGATTGTTCTGGAATAGTTGGAATCATTGAAGATAAATCTCAAATTGGAATCAATACTTATGCATATGCGAATGTATCTAACGAATTAATTAAAGTAAGAATTAATTCTGTGATTAAATCTTGTTCAATTAGCAGTGATACTCGTTATTATCATGTCGGAGATACTGCGCAAATAAGAACACTTGGTGTAGATATAGACAATTATTTGTTCAATAATTGGTTTTTAAATATTGCATCATCATATGAAATTACTTCAATATCTCTACAAAATACTTTTGATTATACCTACAATATTACAGTTAAAACTCCACATATTTTTAAAATTGGAGACTCTGTTAAAATTATAAATTCGAGTGGATCTGAAAAATTATCTACGGTTAGTAATGTTGATTCTTCTACATCATTTTCAATATCTGGGCAGGGAGTTCTTTCAAACGATCAATATATTATAAGAAGAAATTTATTAAAAGTAAATTCAAACACTTTTCCAAATTTAGCAAATATAAATTCAAATGTTCAAAATTTATATAAACTGAATGAAAAATTACTGATTGCTTCTTCATCCATACCCACATATTATAATCAATCTTTAGAACTATACAATAAATCTGTAACATTTTCCGGAACATTTCCATCTTCTGGAGTTGGATCGACTAATATATTCAACATCACTTCAACAAAAGATCACGGATTTTATACAGGAGATATTGTTTATTATACTCCAGAAATACAAACATCTATCAATCCAGATACATTAGAAGAAGAAAAAACTGTTATAAGTTCACTCTTTGATAAGGGAATTTATTATGTTAAAAGAATTGATCAAAACAAAATACAATTTGCAAATAGTAAAGACAGTATTTATTATTCAAATTTTGAATATGTGAATGATGTAACATCTGTAAGTAATAATAAAATTGAACTTTATAATTTCAAATCAAAAACTCTTCTTCCACAAAAACTATTAAGAGAAGTATCTGCTCCAATAAGTGATGGTCAAACATATTCAACAAATCCAGGATTTACAGGAATTTTAATTAATGGTGTTGAAATATTAAATTATAAATCATCAGATTTAGTTTATTACGGAGCACTTCAAAATATTGATGTAATTGCACCTGGATCTGGATATGATGTCATTACTCCTCCAACTCTGATTATATCTGATGCTGTTGGATATGGAGCTACTGGTTACTGTGCAGTAAAAGGATTTCTATCTGAAATTAAAATTATTGATCCTGGATTTGATTATCAGAGCACTCCAAAAATAAACATAACTGGAGGAAATGGTATTGGTGCGAATGCCAGTGTGAATATGAAACTCATTGATCACGAGTCGTCATTTAATTCGGAAAGTCCTTCCGCTCTTGTTGGTATAGGAAGCACTGTTTCAACAATTGGATTTGGAACTTATCATAAATTTAGAAATTCTGAAAGAATCATTTATAAAACAAACGGACAAACTGCGGTCGGAGGTCTCTCAACAGATTCTTCATATTATGTGTCTACTATTTCTCCATATGTTGTTAAATTACATAAAACCTTAGATGATGCAGTTTCTGGAATTAATACTGTCATTTTATCTTCTTATGGTGTTGGAAATCATACTCTTCAATCATACAATAAAAAATCTGTAGTTGGATCTATTAATGTTATCAATTCTGGAAGTGGATATGAAAACAAAAAAAGAACATCAAAGTCTTCAGGAATCAGTACAGCATTAAATATTGTTGAAATTAAAAATCACGATTACAAATCAGGAGAAGTTGTAGTTTATAATGTTAATGGGACTGCTGTGAATGGTCTTACAACAAACACTTCATATTATGTTACAGTAGTTGATAGTGATAAATTTAGACTGTCTCAAGTGGGTGTAGGATCCACAAATCAAGATTTTTATTACAATACGAAACAATTTGTCAACTTTAATTCTGTTGGATCTGGAACACATATTTTTAATTACCCAGAAATCAATGTTGAAATTGTTGGAGATGTTGGAATTTCGTCCGTGGGGTCAGAAACCTTTAAATCTATAATTAAACCAATATTTAGAGGACAGATTACTTCTGTTCATCTATCAGATAATGGAATTGGATATGGATCTTCAGAAATTTTAAATTATAATCGTCAACCAAGCATAACATTAGATAGTGGATCAAACGCACAATTGACTCCTATTATTGAAAATGGAAAAATTGTTGACGTTATTATTAACAATTCTGGAGTCAATTATTCTTCTCCCAATATTTCTATTACTGGAAGTGGATCTGGTGCTTCCATCACCCCAATAGTTCAAAATGGTGCAATAACTTCGGTTAAAATTATTAACGGTGGAATTGGATATTCACAAAGATCAACTTTTATTACAATCACATCATCAGGATCTTCTTGCAAATTTGATCCAAAAATACAAACTTGGAGAGTGAATTTATTTGAAAAATATTTTAATAATATTACAGATGATGATGGAATTCTCTCAAAAGGTCTCAATAAAAACTATCAATTAGAATATTCACATTTATATGCTCCAAGAAAATTAAGAGAAGCAGTTTATTCTGTAAATCAGAACGGAAAAGTTTTATATGGAAGTCCAGATCTCATTAAAGTTAATAACACAGAACAATTATCAACAAAACATTCTCCGATCATTGGTTGGGCATATGATGGAAATCCGATTTATGGACCATATGGATACATAACCAAACAAGGAGGAGTCATTTCTCCTATGAAATCTGGATATGAATTAAATTCCTCACAACAAAGACCAAATTTTCCACTTGGATTTTTTGTGGAAGATTACACATATTCTGAAAAAAGTGATGAAACTGTTCTGGATCAAAATAATGGAAGATTTTGTGTTACTCCAGAATTTCCAAATGGAACTTATGCATATTTTGCAACTATAAATTACACTTCTTCGGACAATTCTGGACCATTTGTAAATTATAGAAGACCTGTTTTTCCATATTTGATTGGAGATGCCTTCAAATCAATTCCAAACGAATTTAATTTCAAAACCGCATCAAATCAAGATGATTTAGATTTAAATCAAACAAATTGGTTAAGATTTACGACTCCATATAATATTATCAATGGCACTGCATCATATTCATATTTACCAACTCCAAATAATCTAAATCAGACGGTTGATGTTAAGTATGCACTTCCGGGTTCAGTTGAAAATATTGGAATCAATAGTGGTGGAAATGGTTATAAAGTAAATAATTCTATTGTGTTTGACGAAAGTGGAACGAGAGGATATGGTGCAGCAGCAAACGTTTCTAGAATAAAAGGAAAATCTGTAACTTTGGTTAGTACCGCAACAAGCACAATTAATAATGTAGAATTTTTCTCCGGTGAAGAAAAAAATTCATTTACAATATATGCTGAAAATCCTCACAATTTGAACAATAATGATGTTATCAGTATTTCTGGACTAAACACAACATCAACATCTCTTCAATTAAGTTCATATCCTATTGGAGTTACAACATCAAAAATTTTGACACTCAATGTGGGAGTCGGAACTGCCGTTGCAACAGGAATTGTTACTTATTTTTCTGTTACTGGTGATTTAAGTCCGACAAGTATTCGTGAAAATGATATTTTTACAGTATCCACAGAAAAAATAAAAATATTAAATGTAGATCCACTCAATTCTAGAATTAGAGTTCTAAGACAAATTGATGGAACCGTTGGTATTTCTCATACTGCAACAGAAATTTTGTATGAAAATCCGAGAAAACTAAAAATTACTACTGGAATTACAACCTCATATGATTACAAATTAAACCGTCAAATATACTTTAATCCTTCAGATTCAGTTGGACTCGGAACAACTGCAGGAGTTGGAATCGGAACTACTCTTACAATATCAAATCCTGGAGCAGGAATAACTCAAATTTTTATTCCAACAAAAACAATTTATCTTCCAAATCACAAATTAGAGACTGGAGATATACTCACATATTCTCCAAATACTGGATCTTCAATCGGAGTTTCTACAAATGGAATTTCAACATCAGTTACTCTTGCAAATCAATCACAAGTATTTGTTGCAAAAATTTCAGAAGATTTGATTGGTATTTCCACAGTAAGAGTTGGTTTAGGTTCTACAGGAATTTTTGTAGGAATTGCATCCACAACAAGAGATCTGAGTACTCTCTTCTTTACTGGAATTGGAACGGGAACATATCACAGTTTTGAAACAAATTATGATTCAATTATTGGAAATATTTCTAGAAATTTAGTCACAGTTTCTACTTCACAAACACACGGATTAACAACAGAAGATTCTGTTTATATTTCTGTAAATCCATCTATTAGCACAACGTTTGTTGTAAAATATAATGATTATAATAGAAGATTGGTTATTAATTCCAAAGATTTTATTTCAGCAGGAGTAAATACTTATACCAGTTCTATTAGTATTGTTAATCACGGATTTATTAATGGACAAAAAATTATTCATATCTCAAGTTCTCCATCCGGAGGTCTTCAGAATAATCAAATCTATTATGTAGTAATTGTAGATAATAATACACTCAAACTTTCAAATACTTATTATAGTGCTACAAGTCTGATTCCAGAAATTGTTGGAATCACGAGTGCTTCCAGCGGCACATTATCACCAATTAACCCAGCAATTCAATTATATAAAAATTCTACCATAACATTTGATCTGTCCGATTCCTCTTTATCATATACGGATCAATTTGCATTATATCCAGCATTTGAATTTAAATTTTATAGAGATTCAAATTTTATCGAAGAATTTACAACTTCAAAAACTTCTAATGTCTTTGAAGTTCAAAAAATTGGAACAATTGGTGTAACTACAACCGCAAAGGTAATTTTAAACGTAAATGAAAATACTCCGGAAAAATTATATTATAATCTCATTCCAATATATGATAACAACACTCCACAAATAAAAAGAGAAATTGTTATTGATACTTTGATTCAAGATCATAATGAATTGCAAATTCAATTTAGCAAATATAATGGAGAACATCAAATTTCTGTTGCCACACCAAGTTCTTTTACTTATAATTTGCCAGAATTTCCAGAATCTGTTTCATATGGATCTTCAACATCAGTAATAAGTTATGAAACAACATCTTCTTCGGCATTTGGACCAATTGCAAAATTTGAAATCAAGAATAGGGGACAAAATTATTATTCACTACCAGGAATCACAACAATTGTGAGTGTTTCTGGATCAAATGCAATCTTAGAACCTTCTAGCAACAGTATTGGCAAAATCAAAAAAACAAAAATATCTGATATTGGATTTGATTTTTCCTCAGATAATACCGTTAGACCTACAGTATATCTGCCACAAATCATAAAAGTAGATCCCTTGGCATCATTTGCTTCAATTGGAATTTCTTCAGCTGGAAGAGGATATAGTTCTGCACCAAAATTAATTGTTATTGATGGTAAAACTCAAAATGTTATTCCAGAAGTTGATTTGAGATATTCATTGGGTGATACTCAAGTTACTATTTTAAGAAATACTTTTGGAATTAATAATTCTTTACCGACAATTCTTCCTACAGAAAATACAAATGGTGTCGGCATCAATTCTATTAGTTTTAACAATTCAACTAAAAGTGTAACTGTTAGATTATCTGTTGGATTTAGTACGGCAAATTCATTCCCATTTCAAGTCAATGATAAAGTTTTAATTGAAAATGTAAGTGTGGGAGTCGGATCTACTGGAAGGGGATATAATTCTAAAGACTATAATTATAATTTGTTCACACTTACTTCTGTAACTCCAAATTTAGGTGGAATAGGATCTGTAAGTTATAGTCTTGCCGAATTTTTAGATACATCAGAAATTCCTGGAAATTATAGTTCAACCAATTCATCCGGAAGAATTATCCCACAAAAATATTTCCCAACTTTCAATCCAATTTTATCTAAAAATAATTTTTTAACCGGTGAAACAGTAACATCAGATTCTTCTACAGGAATAATTGAAAATTGGGACCCAAAAAACAATTTACTTACTGTAAGTTCAAATGATAACTTTTATTCTGGATCTATTATTAAAGGGTTTACTTCTAAAACTCAAGGAAATATAACTTCTATTGAAAGAACAGATTCTTTCTTTGAAACCGGTGCGACTTCTAAAGTTGAAAAGGGTTGGCAGATTAATGCAGGATTTCTAAACGATAATTTACAAAAAATACAAGATAGTTTTTACTATCAAAATTTTTCATATTCAATAAAATCAAAAATAGATTATGATACTTGGAATGATGTAGTAAGTACACTGAATCATACTGCAGGATTTACAAAATTTGCTGATTACCAATTAGAATCATCTTCTCCACAATCTTTGTCTGTAGGAATTTCTACAGATTTAACATCTTTTGAAATTTTGAATAATATTGTTGGTAGTGCAAATTTAAACTGTGTTTATGATTTTGATTTAGTAAAAGAAAATTCTTTACAAATTGGTAATTCATCATTTTCTGACGAAATTATATTTGCAAGTCGAATTCTTCAGGATTATCAAGAATCTGTGGGAAATAGAGTGCTCTCAATTGATGATATTAGTTCACAATTTAATAGTAATCCAAGAGCAACTCGTTATTCAGATATTCATAGATTTAAATTATCAGATGCAAGAGTACAAAAATATTTTATATACACAAAAGATCAAAGATATGCTGACGAAAGACAGTGTGAATTTGTCACACTTTTACATAATGATGCAACTGGATTTTTAAATCAATATGCAAAGGTTTATAGTACTAATGATTTGGGATCATTCGATTTTAGAATTCAAGGAACCGAAGGAATATTAGAATTTTATCCAATAAAATATATTATAAACGATTATAATGTCTCTATTATTGCTTATGATGTAAAGGGAGTTCTGTCTGGTGTTAGCAGTGCTAATTATGGTGGAATTGTAAACATAGTAGGAACAAGTGGATCCTCAGTTTCGGCAGGATCCACTTGTACAATTGTAAGCATCGCAAATACATATACTTCGGCAAAGGTTTTAGTTGAAATTAGTGCAAGCAATGGACAATATGAATTTGATGAATTGAATATCATTCACGATGGATCAAATATTCAATTTTTAGAATATGGACAATTGACAAATAATTCTACTCTTCCATATTCAAGTGCTGGATTGGGAACCTACAACCCATATTTTTCTGGTTCAAATATAATTGTAGATTTTATTCCAAATTCTGGATTAGCAGTTACTTGCAACACACTCAACATATCAATTGCAAATACATCATATACTGGTGTAGGAACTTTTGATATGAAGTATTCATTGTTAGAAGCAAGAACAACTTCAATTGCATCATCAACATCTCCGATTGCGACTCCGGTTGGACAATATATTAACATTAATAGTGATAATTTTGATTATGACTGTGCTCATTTCTTAATTCAAGTATCAGATCCTATAAACAATCATCATCAGTTATCTGAGGTTATAGTTCTTCACAATTCTACAGATACTTTTATTACTGAATTTGCAAATATAGAAACTGCATCTGGACTTGGAACAGTAGGTGTATCTAGAACAGACACATATACAAAAATTACCTTCACTCCAAATCCAAATATTGAAGTTCAGGTAAAATCATTTATGAATGCATTGCAAATTGCAGATGAAGCAAGTGATATTACAGAAATTGATTTGACAAATTCTTCTATAGTTACAGATAGCAATACTTATGAAGGAACTGAACGAAGCATAAAGAAAGATTTTAATCTCCAACATAAAAATGATGATATATTTCGAAGAAATTTTGATGGAAGTGATTCTCAGATTGTGAATGTACTGAACAATACAATAACAATTCCAAACCATTTTCTGGTAAGTGGAGAAGAAATTGTATATTCACACGCAGGGGCAGGATCAACTCAGGCAATTGGAATTGCAACAACTAGTTTTGTAGGTATTGGTAGCACTGATAAGTTACCCGCAACGGTTTATGTTGTAAAAATAAGTAACAATTTAATTAAACTAGCTTCGAGTGCTCAAAATGCACTAAAGTCAATTCCAGAAGTTCTCAATTTTACTTCCGTTGGTATCGGATCTTCTCATACTTTTAATGCAACCAACCAAAATGCAAAGGTTATTGTTGCTATTGATAATTTAATTCAATCTCCTGTTGTATCCAGTGCGATTACGTCTTCATTATCTAAACAACTTTTAATATCTGAAAATATTGCATATTTTACAGGAATCACATCATTTTTTGGTGGAGATTTAATTAAAATTGATGATGAAATTATGAGAATTGATGGTGTAGGAATTGGATCCACAAATTCAATTCTTCTTAAGAGACCTTGGTTGGGGACTACTGTTGTAGGACACTCTACTGGAACTCTGATTACCAAAGTATTTGGAAATTATAATATTGTAGACAATACTCTAAACTTCTCCGAAGCTCCATACGGAAATATTCCATTAAGTTCACCTACAAACGAACCTGACGAAATAGATTGGACTGGAATATCAGTATCTTCAACCTTTCAAGGAAGAGTATTTTTAAGGTCAGGAACTCCTAACTCAAGTGATGAAACATATTCTAAAAACTATGTTTTTGATGACATTTCAAACAATTTCAATGGTAGTGAAAAAGATTTCACTCTTACTTCCAGTGGATCTAGTGTGACTGGAATTAGTAATGAAAATGCGGTCATTTTAATTAATGATATTTTTCAAGGACCAGGATTAAATGCAGATTACACTTTATCAGAAAATGTAGGAATTACAAGTATTACTTTTACCGGAACAGCATCATCAGTTTCATATGATGTGAACGCCTCAACTCTTCCAAGAGGTGGAATTATTGTGTCTGTTGGATCAACTGGAGGGTTTGGATATCAACCACTTGTTTCTGCTGGTGCAACCGTTACAGTTTCTATTGCAGGAACAATTTCTGCAATTAGCATTGGAAATAGTGGTTCTGGATATAGACCTGGAATACAAACTAGTATAAGAGTTGGTGTGACAACTTCATCCACAGGAACACCGAGTATTCAATATATTGGAACAGCTGCGGTAAATAATGGGAATATTGTGAGTATTGCAATTACAAATCCAGGAACAGGTTATACTTCAACCAATCCACCGGAAGTAATTATTGATGCACCACTCTCATATTCAGACATACCATTAGTTTATAGTGCTTCTTCAGTTTCTGGAAATGGTGGTAATGCAACTGCAAGTATTGTGGTGGGACAAGGTTCAAGTGTAATTGATTTTGAAATTACAAATCTTGGATATGGATATGGTCAGGAACAAATTTTAACTGTTGCAATTGGTGGAACAACAGGAATTCCGACTACAGGGTCTGCTTCTTTTAAAGAATTTCAACTTTCAATTCAAGAAACATACACTGATGAATTTTCTGGATGGTCAATTGGTGAATTACAAGTTCTTGATAATTATGATGCATTGTTTGATGGATCTAGAACAGAATTTCCAATCACAGTTTCTGGAAGTCTTATTTCAATTCGTTCTGCACCGGGGTCACCTGTAGATGTTCAGGATGTTTTATTGATTTTTATTAATGATACTTTACAAATACCTGGTGGTGGTTATACCTTTAATGGTGGAAGTGTAATTACATTTACAGAGGCACCAAAATCAGGAGATACTTCAAAAATACTTTTCTATAGGGGGAGTGGTTCTATTGATGTAATAGAGAGAAATATTTTAGAAACCGTGAAGGAGGGTGATGATTTAACTATTGGTTATGATTCTTCTATTGGACAACCGGCAACTTTCCAAGAGGATGAAAGAACCGTTACTAGTGTTACATCCACAAATACTGTTGATACACTTCCATATTTTGGTCCTGGCAATATAAACGATTCAAACTTATTAAGACCTGTTGTTTGGTGCCGACAAACCGAAGATAAAATTATTAATGAACAAATAATTGGAAAGAGTAGAATTTTATATGAACCTCTAATTTATCCAACGGCATATTTAATTCAATCTGTTGGAATTGGTTCTACTGTCATTTATGTGGATAATATTCGTCCATTCTTTAATCCAATAAATGAAAATAATGTATCTCTAAACTTCCAAAAAAATATTACATTAATTTCTCAAGAAGGTAGAGTTGGAGCAACTGCAACTTGTATAGTTTCTTCTGGAGGAACGGTCACTTCCATTGTCATTAATGATGGTGGAGTTGGATATACGACCACACCAACAGTATCAATTTCTCAACCAATTGGATTTGGAACAACAGCAGCACAAAATACTGCTCTTGCAACTGCAACCATATCTGGTGGAGTTGTAACAGGAATTGCAGTTACATATAGTGGAAGTGGGTACATATCTACTTCTGTTCCACAAGTATTAATTGAACCACCAACATTTGTTTATGAAGATAATGCTGTAATTTCTTATCAAGGAGATTTTGGAATTATATCCGGAATTTCGACAACTTCTGTTGGGGTTGCTTCAACTGGATTAGTATTTGATATGTTAATTTCACCAAATTCATTTTTAAGAAATTCATCAATAACTGGAGTTACAACTATTAGTGGAATTCAAACTGGTTATTATTTTACGATCTATAACTCCAATGTCGGTAGAGGTGTGACTTCACTTAATTGTTTAGGATCAACTGTTGGAATTGGATCAACTTTCTTAGACAATGTGTATCAGGTAGCAGCAGTTTCAATAGCACAAACTTCCACAATTGGTTTTGGAGTCACTTATGTTGCAAAAGTAACAGTAAGTGTTTCTAGTTATAATGGACTATCTGGAATTGGTTATAGCAATTTTTATGGTGAATTTAGTTGGGGAAAAATCAACCTTTCATCTAGATCCAAAGAAAATTTGTATAGTGCATACACTAATAATGGATTTACTGGAATTTCAACAGGATCAATTGCATCTAGAAAAATTCCATTAAAATATTTGAAATATATTTCATAAATAGATAAAAACAGTGTAAAATGGCAGCAATCATAACTGATCAAATTAGAATATTAAATGCAAAGAATTTTGTTTCTGGAATAAGCACTGGAACAAACTCTTATTATACTTTTATTGGTCTTCCAAATCCAACAGATTTTCAATCAGATTGGAATACAAGTCCTCCTTCACCGAAGGATAATTTTAATGAGGAGAATAATTATTGGGATACGATGATTGCATTAAAGAAAATTAATGCAAGTGATGTTCGATTGGTGATTCAAAGAAGATTTTGGTCTTCTGGAACTGTTTATGATATGTATCGTCACGACTATAGCAGTTCAAATACGGCTCCAATATCAGGAGCAACTAATTTATACTCAGCAAATTATTATGTAATCAATAGTGATTATCGTGTTTATATTTGTCTTCACAACGGAATTAGTCCAGATAATCCTACAGGGAAACCATCTCTTGACGAACCAACATTCACAGATTTGGAACCAAGGTCTGCTGGTTCTTCTGGAGATGAGTATATATGGAAATACCTTTATACTATTAAACCAAGTGAAATTGTAAAATTTGAGTCCACAGACTTTATACCCGTTCCTTCAGATTGGGAAACAAGTTCTGAAAGTGCGGCAGTTAGAAATAATGCAATAGATGGGTCTGTTAAAATTATAACAATTACAAATAGGGGAGTTGGTTTAGGAACAGCAAATAGAACTTATACAAGAGTCCCCATTAAAGGTGATGGGAGTGGAGCAGAGTGTACGATTGTAGTTGATAATGATCAAAAAGTCCAGTCAATTACAGTATCTAATCAAGGATCTGGATATACTTATGGAAATGTTGATTTGATTTCTGGTGGATTTCCGACAGGAACCACAAGACCTACCTTTAATGTCATTATTCCACCTCAAGGAGGTCACGGATATGACATCTATCGAGAACTCGGTGCAATTAACGTTCTTTTATATTCAAGAATTGAAAATGACGTTCAAAATCCAGATTTTATAACAGGAAATCAAATTGCAAGAATTGGAATTGTTCAGAATCCAAAATCATTTGGATCTACACAAATTATGTCCTTGGATAAGGCAAGTGCAGTTTATGCCCTAAGACTCACAGGAATTGGATATGATTCGGCAACTTTTGTGGCAGATAGTTATATTACTCAGACAATTGGAACTGGTGTTACTGCTTCTGGAAGAGTTATAAATTATGATCAAACAACCGGAGTTTTAAAGTATTGGCAAGATCGGTCAGTTGCAGGATTTAATACAGTCGGAACAGAACAGACCACTCCTCCATATGGATTTAACTTAAATCGTTTTACAAGTTCTCCATCTACGGGTGGAAGTTTGTCAATTGTACCAACTAATGGCACTACAACTCTTTCAATTAGTACAACATTTACGGGTATTTCTACTGTAATAAATAATAGAACATATTACTTAGGTCAATCTTTTACAAATGGTCTGGCAAATCCTGAAGTTAAAAAATATTCTGGCAATATAATTTACGTTGACAATAGACCGTCAATCACCAGATCATCAAATCAAAAAGAAGATATCAAAGTTATTTTGCAATTCTAAGAAATTATGCCTCAACAAACTAATCTCAACGTATCTCCATACTTTGATGATTTTAATTCTGACAACAATTATTCTAAGGTTCTATTTAAACCTGGATATCCCGTACAGGCAAGAGAACTCACAACCTTACAATCAATTTTACAAAATCAGATTGAAAAATTTGGGCAGCATTTTTTCAAAGAGGGTGCAAAAGTTATTCCAGGAAATACTGGATATAATGCACAATATTATGCGGTTGAATTAAATAATTCTTATTTGGGAGTTCCTGTTGAGGCATACGTATCACAATTAATTGGAACAAAAATTACAGGACAAACTTCTGGTGTAACTGCTGTTGTTGATAATGTACTATTTGCAGCAAATTCTGAGAGAGGTAATCTCACTCTCTATGTAAATTATCTTTCTTCAAGTACTGCAAATAATTCCACAAAAACTTTTTCTGATGGAGAAGGACTTCTTGCCGGATCAACAATAAATTCTGGTCTCTTAGGAAATAGTACAATTCAGGCAGGACAAACATTTGCAATTACTCTTGCAAACAATGCAACTTCTATTGGTTCTGCATTTACAATTACTGAAGGTGTTTATTTTGTAAGAGGGCAGTTTGTAAGAGTAGCAACAGAAACTTTAATTTTAGATCAATATAGTAACACTCCAAATTATAGAGTTGGATTATTTGTAAACGAAGAAATTATAACACCAGATATTGATGAAAGTTTAAATGATAATTCTCAGGGATTTAATAATTATTCTGCACCAGGAGCAGATAGATTTAGAATATCAGTATCACTTTTTAAAAAAAGTTTAGACGATTTTAATGATAATAATTTTGTAGAACTTGCATCTGTAAGTGCAGGTGTTTTAAAATCTCAAAAAACTACTACAGATTATAGCAATTTAACAGATGAATTAGCAAGAAGAACCTATGCAGAATCTGGAGACTATTATGTATCTCCATTTGACGTATCTGTTAAAGAGTCACTAAATGATCAACTTGGAAACCGTGGCATCTTTAATGTTGGTCAGTTTACTTATGGTGGATCAGTTCCGACTGATGATTTGGCAGTTTACCAAATTTCTCCGGGAAAGGCATTTGTTCGAGGATATGAAATTGAAACTATCAGTCCAACATTTCTTGACGTACCAAAACCAAGAACAACAAAAACTTTAGAAAATCAGGCAATTAATTATAATACTGGACCAACTTTAATTTTAAATAGAGTTTATGGATCTCCTGTAATTGGGATTGGAAATACTTATGTATTAAGTTTGAGAAATGAAAGAGTTGGTATTGCAAGCACAACTGCTCCAGGGAAAGAAATTGGTTTATCAAGAGTTTATGATTTTAGATTAGAGTCCGGATCTTATAATGCATCAAATTCAAATATTAATCAATGGTATATTTCACTCTATGATATTCAAACAATTACTGAGATTAGTTTAAACGAACCTATCACTCTTTCCGTTCCGACTTTTATTAAAGGAAATAATAGTGGTGCAACTGCATTCCTAAAAGAATCTGTTTCAAATTCTTCACTATTAACTGTTTATGAAAAAACAGGGGAATTCATAACAAATGAGTCTTTTACAATTGATGGAATTGCAAATGGAAGAGTAGCAACTGCAATTACATCATATGGAATTTCTGATGTTAAGTCTGTTTATGGTGTTGTGGGATCTGGATCTACATTTACGGCTGATGTTCTTCAATCAACTGCATTTTTTGTTGGAATTGCTACAATTTCAGCATTTTCTTCTGGAATTAGCACTGTCACAAGTCCAAATATATTGTTTCCTGGAAATAGTGTTAAGAAAGATAATTTAATCTCATATAGTGATTCCTCATTATCAAATCCGGTTTTTGCAAAAGTTGTTAGTGTGGGAAATACTACGATTACAATCTCTGGTGTTACTACTGTTACTGGAATTGCCCAAGGAAAACTACCAACCACAACATTATCAGTAACAGATTTGCAAATATTGACTACAAATTTAGAAAACTCCACAGATAACACTCTTTATACAAAACTTCCAAAGAATAATATATCCTCTGTTGATCTTACAAATGCAAGTTTAACGATTAGAAAATCCTATACAGTAAATATTTTAAATAATCAACTTTCAACAGCAGCAGTTGCCGGATCTAATGAAACCTTTTTGCCTTTTGATGAAGAAAGATATTCATTGATTCGGTCTGATGGATCCACAGAAGTTTTGACTTCTGATAAGTTCTCATTCACATCTGGATCAACTCAACTTCAAATTTATAATCTTGGATCAAATGACACTGGTGCAACATTAGTCACGACACTTACAAAAATAAAACCAAAAGCAAAATCAAAACTCAAAAATAGAGTGAATAGTGTTATTGTAGATAAATCAAAATATAATTATTCGGGAATCGGTGGAACTACAATTAACGATGGATTAACTTTTGGAAACTATCCTTATGGCACAAGAGTTCAAGATGAAAATATATGTCTAAATGTCCCCGATGTGATTGAAATTCATTCAATTTATGAATCATTAGATACAACAAATCCATCAGCACCAACTGCTGTTTTATTCTCAATTACAAGCCCATCCACAACAACTTCTGAGTTGATTGTTGGTGAAAAAATCACGGGACAAACAAGTGGCGCAATTGCAATCTGTGCAGAAAAATTAACAAATACTCAAATTTCCTTTATATACAAAAATCAAAATACTTTTAAAGAAGGAGAAACATTAGTATTTGAAGAATCAAATATTCGTGCAGTTATTGTAACATTAAATATTAATAGTTTCAATATTTCTTCAAATTATACATTTTCTACTGGACAAGAAGGAACATTTTATGATTTTGGTGTAATTAATAGAAAATCAGATTCTGATGAACCAACTAAAAGATTAAAAATTTATTTTCAAAGTGGATATTATCAATCATCAGACAATGGAGATATTACAACAGTAAACTCATATGATACTTTTGATTATAGTAAAGAAATACAAAGTGTGAATGGAATTTCAAATTCAGATATTATTGATATTCGACCAAGAACTTCTTCATATACCGTATCTGAAAATTCCAGATCACCACTAGAGTTTTATGGTCGAAATTTTAATACATCTGGAAATTCTGCAGCAAATGTTCTTGCCTCGGATGAATCTATTCTTACAACATTTTCTTTCTATTTGGGGAGAATTGACCGAATTTATCTTTCAAAAGATGGAAAGTTGCAAGTTAAATATGGTACCCCTGCAGAAAGACCAGAAAAACCAGTATCTGTTGATGATGCAATAGAAATTGCTACAGTATTTTTACCAGCATATCTTTATAATGTTTCACAATCTTCCATAGAATTTTTGGATCATAAAAGATATAGAATGGTTGATATCAAACAACTTGAAAATCGTATTAAAAATTTAGAGTATTATACTTCACTTTCATTATTGGAAACAAATACTGCAGGACTTTTTGTTCCAGACTCAAATGGTTTGAATAGATTTAAATCTGGATTTTTTGTAGACAACTTTACTTCACTTCTTGCACAAGAAGATGGTGTTTCTTATAAAAATAGTATTGATTTAAAAAATAAGGAATTGAGACCTCAACATTATACAAATTCTGTAGATTTAATTGTAGGACCTGTAATTAATGTTGATCCAAATGCCGATCTTCAATTTTTACCTCCAGAAGGAGTCAATATTAGAAAATCTTCAGATATTATTACTTTAGATTATGCAGAACGTGAATGGTTTAAACAAACCTTTGCAACAAGATCTGAAAGTGTGACTCCATTTTTGGTTAGTTTTTGGCAAGGAACCGTAGAACTTACCCCCTCATCTGATAACTGGGTAGACACTACAAGAATCAGAGCAAAAATCATTAATACTGAAGGAAATTATGCAGAAACCCTTGCTACTGCAAGTAGAACTTTAAATGTAGACCCACAGACAGGATTTTCGCCAACAATATGGAATTCTTGGGAAACAAATTGGACCGGTCAGGAAGTCACTCAAAATACAAGAGAAAGAACTGAAACTACTACCAGTGGTGGAAGATGGGGTCAAAGGGGACTTCGTGGAAATGGTGATTTAACTGGAGGACAATTTATAACTGATACAACAACTACCGTTCTTAGAGATACTCTAAGAGAGGTAAGAGATACTGGAGTTCAGACAAGAACAGGAAATAGAACTATTGTTACCGAGCAATTTGATGCATCATCTGTTGGTGATAGAGTTGTAAGTCGAAATCTAATTTCGTTTATGAGGTCAAGAAATATTCAATTCATTTCTAAAAAAATAAAACCACTCACTCAGATGTATGCTTTTTTTGATGGAGTTGATGTCACAAAATATTGTGTTCCAAAACTTTTAGAAATTAATATGATATCTGGTGTCTTTCAAACCGGAGAGACTGTAACTGGATCAATTTCAAATACTGGATTGGGACCAAATAATGCAGATACAAACTCAAAAATAACTTTTAGAGTTGCTCAACCAAACCATAAAGAAGGTCCTTATAATGCAGCAGTAACAACTTTTTCGTTGAATCCTTACACAAGTCAAGTTCTTCAAGGAACATATTCATCAACATCAACCATTTTGAATGTTGATACATTTTCACTATCAAATGAACCTCAAGGACAATTTAGTGGAAGAGTTGAAAGTGGAATGGTTCTTATTGGAGGGACAAGTGGAGCACAGGCAATAATTACAAATGTGAGATTGATTTCTGATCTATCTGCAACTCTAATAGGAAGTTTTAATGTACCCAATCCAAATATTAATGTTCATCCAAAATTTGAAACGGGATCTAAAGTTTTTACCTTGATAAACAATGATTCAAATGATCAAAACGCAGCAACAACAATTGCTGAAGAAGGATTTACTTCAAGTGGAACTTTAGAAACTGTTCAAGAAAATATTATTTCTGTAAGAAATGCACGAATTGAAAACAAACAAGAATTTGAAAATAGATCTGTTTCAAGAACAACAGGAACACAAGTAATTTCAACACAAACAGTTTCTCAATCAACTTCACAAAATGTTAATATTGTTTGGTATGACCCATTAGCACAATCATTCTTAGTAGAAGACAGCACAGGAGTATTTTTAACAAGGTGTGATGTATTTTTCAGATCAAAAGATGATACTGATATTCCTGTAACTTTTCAAATCAGAACTATGCAAGGAGGATTCCCAACAAGAAAAGTTCTTCCATTTTCTGAAATTATATTAGAACCAAATCAAGTTTCTACGTCGGGTGATGGTTCTGTTGCAACTTCCTTTGTATTTAAGGCACCAGTATATCTTGAAGGGGGGCAGGAATATTGTGTCTGTATCGCATCAAATTCCACAAAATATAGTGTGTATATTTGTAGAATTGGTGAAAATGATCTTTTGACACAAACATTTATTTCAAATCAACCCACTTTAGGATCTTTATTTAAATCTCAAAATGCCTCTACTTGGGAACCAAGTCAGTGGGAAGATTTAAAGTTCACACTCTATAGAGCTGATTTTATTCAATCTGGATCTGCAGAATTCTACAGTCCAGAACTAACAGAGGGCAACAATCAAATTGCAACTTTACTTCCAGATTCACTAAATCTAAATTCTAGAAAAATTAGAGTGGGATTGGGCACCACAGTACAAGATAGTGGATTAACTCTTGGAAATACCGTTCTCCAGCAGGGAAGTAATGCAACTGGTAATTTTGTTGGAAGTGCAGGAATATCAACAGGAGCACTGAGTGTAATTAATGCAGGTATTGGATATACTCCATCATCAGGATCTGCTACTTATAGTTCTGTAACTTTAAATACAATAACTGGAAGTGGTCAAGGAGCAACTGCAAATATAACAATATCAAATGGTTCAGTTGTATCCACTGGAGTTACAATTGCGTCTGGTGGTTCTGGATATCAAGTTGGTGATGTTCTTGGAATTACAACGATTGGAAGTCTTACGATTGGACAAAATGCAAGATTTTCTGTTGGTAATATTACAGGAATTAATGAATTAATTCTTGATAATGTTCAGGGAGATTTTTTAACTGGTGCTGGTAAAACTATTCAATACATTAATAACTCCGGTCTTACAACAACATTAAATTCTTCTGTTGGTGGTAATGTCACAATTTCCGCAATTAATGTAGTAAGTGATGGTTTGAGTATTGTAGTGAATCATAAGAATCACGGAATGTATTCAAATACAAATCTTGTGTCCATTTCTGGAGCAATTTCTGATGTAAAACCAACAAAATTAACGTCAGGATATACTTTTGATTCTACGTCAGCAATTCTTGTTGATGACTCGTCTGCATTCTCAACTTTTGAAAATGTTGGTGTCGGAACAACAAATCCAGGATATCTTTTGATTGGAAATGAGATTATTTCTTATACATCAACTTCTTCTGGTTCAATTGGTGGGCAAATTGTAAGAGGTTCAAATCCAATTAACTATTCAACTGGAACACCAGTTTATAAGTATGAGTTAAATGGAGTTTCTTTGAGAAGAATTAATAAAACTCATAATTTATCAGACGTAACTACAGAAGATTCAATTACTTTTGATTCTTATATAATCAAATTGGATACATCAGCAAATACTGGAATAGCAAGAAGTACCTCATCTGGATATCCGACTCTTTATTTAAATCAAACAAAATCAGCAGGAGGATATAATATAAAGGCATCTCAAAATATGCCTTTTGAAATCATTACTCCAATGGTACAAAATGTTACTGTGACCGGTACTTCACTCAGCTCAGAAATCAGAACAATATCTGCATCCAGTATTAGTGGAAATGAAATTCCATTTATTGATACCGGATTTGATAATATTACATTAAATCAAGTAAATTATCTTGATAGTCCAAGAATGATTGCATCAAAAGTGAATGAGACTCAATACCTCTCTACACTTCCTGGTAATAAGTCAATGAATTTAAGAGTCTTCTTAAACACAATTGATAGTAGATTGAGCCCAGTTATTGACACTCAAAGAGTAAGTGTAATATTAACTTCAAATCGAGTTAATAGTGTGATTACAAATTATGCAGAAGATTCAAGAGTTAATAGTATTTCAAATGATCCAACGGCATTCCAATATATTTCAAAAGAAATTACTCTTGAAAATCCAGGAACATCGATTAAAATATTACTTAGTGCATATAATAATCTATATTCAGATATTCGTGCATTTTATGCAATCAGTGAAAATCAAAACTTCAATCCAATTTTTGTTCCATTTCCCGGATACGAAAATCTTGATAGTAGGGGACAAATAATCGATATTCAAAATAATAATGGTCATCCAGATGCTTTTGTTCCATTAACATCAAATACTGGATTTTCACCAACTGATGTTTCATTTGCCGAATATACATTTACTGCAGATCAATTACCGGCATTTAGATCGTATCGGATCAAAATCATTATGACTTCTACAAGTCAGGTATATGTTCCAAGATTGAAAGATCTGAGAGTAATTGCATTGGCATAATATGGAATATACAAAAGTTGAAGGGCATTCTCACCTTTTACGTGATTCAAAGACAAATTCAATTATTAATACAAATATGGTAGAATATCAAGAGTATTTAAATAGACGTAATGTAAAGGCAGATCAGAATCAAAAGATACAAAATCTAGAATCTGATGTTGCTAATATAAAAGATGATCTTAGTGAAATAAAATCTTTATTGAGGAGTTTAGTCAATGAATCCCGATGAAATTAAACTTGAAAATTTAAGTAAAAATTTTGAATATTTTAAAATAAGCACAGAAATAGATAGTATTAGTGATATTGAAACTGTAAAAGCTTTTGCAAAATGTTATTGTAAATTATATTTGAAGCAACAAGAAGTTATTTCCTCTTTAGGCTCTATCAAATAATAACTATAGATATAAAGACATTGCTATAAATATTTAAAAGAGCAAAAAATAAATGGCACAACCATCATCAAGACAAAGTTTGATTGATTACTGCAAAAGAAAATTGGGAGCACCAGTTTTAGAAATTAACGTTGCAGACGAACAAATTGATGATTTGGTTGATGATGCCCTTCAATTTTTTAATGAAAGACATTTTGACGGAGTGACTCAAATATACTTAAAATATCAAATTACTCAAGGAGATATTGATCGTGGTAGAGCACCTGCAGGAAATAGCACAACGGCAGGAATAGTTACTACAACAGCAACAACGAATATAGTTGGAACCGCAACTACTTTTACATATCGAGAAAATAGTAATTATCTACAAATACCATCATCAATTATTGGAATTAATAAAATTTTTAAATTTGATGGATCTAATACTGCTACAAATAATATGTTTAGTGTAAAATATCAATTATTTTTGAATGATATTTACTACTGGGGTTCAACTGAACTTTTATCATATGCAATGGTAAAAACTTATTTGGAAGATATTGATTTTCTTCTCAATACAGAAAAACAAATCAGATTCAATCAGAGAATGGATAGATTATATTTAGATATTGACTGGGCAAGTTTAAATGTTGGAGATTATTTGGTAATTGATTGTTGGAGACTATTAGATCCAAATGATTTTTCTAGAGTTTGGAATGATTCATTTTTAAAACCATATTTAACATCACTTATCAAACGTCAATGGGGACAGAATTTAATTAAGTTTCAAGGACTTAAATTGCCGGGTGGAGTTGAGTTGAATGGTAGACAAATTTATGATGATGCTCAAAAGGAAATTGATGTAATTATGGAAAAAATGTCAAATACTTATGAGTTGCCTCCTCTCGATATGATTGGATAATCAGATGCTAAATCCATTTTTTCTACAGGGATCTGCAAGTGAAAAAAACTTAATGCAAGATTTGATTAATGAATCAATTCAAATTTATGGTGTTGAAGTTCATTATTTGCCCAGAAAATATATTACAGAAAAGACAGTATTGAGAGAAGTTATTGAGTCAGTTTTTGATAATGCATATCCAATTGAAGCATATATTAGTAGTTATGATGGATATGGAGATAATCCTACAATACTTTCTAAATTTGGAATTCAAAATTTAAATGAATTGACTTTAGAAATTTCCAGAGAAAGATTTGAAACCTATATTTCACCATTAATAAAAAATTTGAGCAATATCAAATTATCAAATCGACCTAAAGAAGGAGATTTGATATATTTCCCTCTCGGGGATCGTTTATTTGAAATTAAATATGTAGAGCACGAAAAACCATTTTATCAATTGCAAGGAAACTACACATATCAATTAACTTGTGAACTCTTTCAATATGAGGATGAGGTTATTGACACTGGAGTTAATGAAATTGATGATACTATTGGAGGATCTGATAATAATGATCCAGATAATTCTTTTGTTCCTATTGGACCAATTCAAACACTAACTCTTGTTGGAACTGGAGTAACTGCAACTGCAATAACAAACATTGTGTCTGGAGGAATTCGATTCTTTACCGTTACAAATAGGGGAGGTGGTTATTCAGGTGCTCCTAGAGTTGCAATATCATCTGCACCAGCAGGAGGAATGACTGGTATTGGATCTGCAACAATGATTGGAGGAATTGTTGTCTGCACTGATAATACAAATCCAAATTTAAAATCCGTTCAGTCAGTTGAGGTTATTAATTCTGGTTTTGGATATACTGTAGCACCAAAGGTTGCATTTTTTGGAGATGGTGTAGGAGCAGCAGCAACTTGTACGATTGGTGATGGTGTAGTTGGCATTATTACCATTACAAGTGGTGGTTCTGGATATGTATCCACACCTACGATTACATTTACGGGTATTTCAACCGTTTCTGCTGCTGCAACTGCCATAGTAAGTTCTGCAGGAACGATTACTCAAATTCGAATCACAAATGCAGGATTGGGATACACACTATCTCCTACAATTACAATTGGAAATCCATCATTAACCTCTACTGGAGACTTTATTTTTAATGAGGTTATTATTGGATCTGCAAGTTCAACTACAGCAAGAGTCAAATCTTGGAATTCTATAACTAATATACTTGAAGTATCAAATGTCACCGGCACATTTGAAGTTGGGGAAAATATTGTAGGTGCTGCCTCAAGTTCTTCTCATAAACTTCGTTTGATTAATGTTTATCCACCAGATAATGGTTATTCTTCAAATAAAGAAATAGAGAATGAAGCAGATCAAATTATAGATTTTAGTGAAAGAAATCCGTTTGGTGTCCCATAAATTATCAGATGGTTAAATAGTACTATATGTTACTTATCATATGTTTGAGTATTTTTACCACCAAATCTTAAGAAAAACTGTTATTGCGTTTGGTTCTCTCTTTAATGATATTACAATTAAACACACAAATTCTGCAGATGAAATTGTAAGTGTTATAAAAGTTCCTCTTGCATATGGACCAACGCAAAAGTTTTTGGCAAGATTAGAACAGTCTCCAGATTTAAGCAATCCAATTCAAATTACATTACCAAGAATGTCTTTTGAGTTTACTGGATTGACATATGATACTGCAAGAAAATTAACTACGACTCAAACATTTTTATCAAAATCAGTTATTGACGGAACTGAAACTAAAAAAACTTATATGCCAGTTCCATATAATTTACAATTTGAACTGTCTATAATGTCAAAGTTGAACGACGATGCTCTTCAAATCATTGAACAAATTCTACCATATTTCCAACCATCTTATAATCTTACAGTTGAACTTGTTGATGAAATTAATGAGAAAAGAGATATTCCAATTATTCTTGAAAATGTCACGATGCAAGATGAGTACGAGGGAAATTTTGATAAGAGAAGAGTCTTAATTTATACTTTGAGATTTACTGCAAAGTTATATCTCTTTGGTCCAACTTCAACAGCAACAAAAGATATTGTCAAGAAAGTATCTGTCAATTACATTACTGGAGATACCACAAACACTCCCAAAAGAGAAGTTGTATATTCTGCAGAACCGAGAGCTATCAAAAATTATACTGGCACTGTGATTACAAATATTACAAATGATATTACAACCGAAGATGTTTTAATTACTGTAAATAATGCATCTTCTATTTCTGTAAATACTTATCTTGATATTGAGGGTGAAGAAGTATATGTAAAATTGAAATCTGGTAATGTTCTTACTGTGGAAAGAGGAAAAGATGATACAACAATTACATCTCATCTTGCTGGTGCCCAGGTCAAATCAATCACAAGTGCGGATGATTTATTAATAGAAGAAGGAGATGATTTTGGATTTAGTGGATCTACAACATCACCATAATGACAGAGAAGAGTGAGTCGAAAAAATTTGATAAATTAAATGAAACTTTTAATGTTTCGGGAGAGGTAGTGGAAACTGAAATTATAAAAGAAACTCACGAAAATAAAATTGGTGAGATTTCGAATTCAATTCAAGATATTAAAAAAGATTATGAGTATACAAGAGGAAATTTATATTCTTTGATTGAGAAGGGTCAGGAAGCAATTAATGGAATTCTTCAATTAGCTCAAGAAAGTGAGATGCCTCGTGCATATGAAGTTGCCGGACAATTAATTAAAAATGTGGCAGATGCAACCGATAAATTAATGGACCTACAAAAGAAACTCAAAAATATTGAGGAAGACAAACAACCTCGTGGACCAACAAATGTCACAAATGCATTATTTGTTGGGTCAACAGCAGAATTGTCAAAACTTTTAAAGAAACAATCTAAAAAAACTGAAGAATAATAAATATAAGATGATAGTTCTTATTTCTAATGAGTTGGTCCGACAAATACAAAAAATCAATTGACTGCAATAATCCTAAAGGATTTTCTCAGAAAGCTCATTGTGATGCTCGCAAAAAAAGAGCAAACGGCAAACCAACTAAATCGAAATCTCCTTTTAATGAGATGATGGAACATTGTGGATGTGAAGATGATGCAGTCAAAGAACTTGAGACTGGATTAAAAAAATTGAATAATACTTCTTATGATTCTATTGATAGACTTATGAGAAATATTATGAAAAAACATGATATGACCGCAAAACAACTTCATAATGCTTTTGTTGATAAGCACAATAAAACTCCCGATGATTGGATAAATGAAGGAACTCTTCATTTTTGGTATCATGGATCAAAATCAAAAAAAGGAAAACCGGGGTGGGTTCAACCAGATGGTTCTCCATGTGCAAATGAACCAGGAGAAACTAAAACACCTAAATGTTTTAGTAGTGGAAGATTAAGAGCATTAAAAAGAAAAGGTAAAAAAGGACTTGCTTTGATTAAATCAGCAGTTAGAAGAAAAAGAGAAAAAGATAAAGGGCAACAACAAAAAACTGGAGCATCGGCACCAACTAATGTTCCAACCTTTGCTAAAGGTAAAAAAGATAAAAATTACATTAAAGCAGAACCCGGAATTAAAGAAGCAATGGAACTCAACGAAGCACAAAAAGACAAACCAGGCAAAGGAAGTGGTAAAAAAGATGCCTGTTATACTAAAGTAAAATCAAGATATAGTGTTTGGCCAAGTGCATATGCATCGGGAGCACTTGTCAAATGTCGTAAAGTTGGTGCTGCAAATTGGGGAACAACGTCGGAGGCAACTATGCAAGAAGAAGAAAGATACTGTCCATTATGTGATAAAAAAGAATCAAGATCTGAATGTTCTTATGGTGGAAAGGCATGGGATAAAGTTTCTATTAAAGATCATGAATATTCAATGGCAAGATCTGAACTTAAAACTATTGCTAATGCTGTAAAAAGACTTCAAGCAAAGGTGGGTAGAGGCGAAGGAAATATTGAAGCCTGGGTACAATCTAAAATTACTAAAGCAGCAGATTATATTGATACTGCAGCAGATTATCTTGATAGTGGTGAAGTCAATAATGAAGAGATTGTTTATGAAGGTGATTTTTGGCATCCAGATCCAAAAATAGATAGAAGACTTGGTGGTCCTGGACCAAATCAACGTGCTCGTGAAGATTATCCTAAACCAAAATCAGATCCTAAGAAGTTACGTCCCGGTGAATCTTATATGGATTGGAATAAACGTCAAAGAGGTCTCAATAATTCTTATGAACCAGATGGTGAATTGATTGATGAGTCAACTCGTTTACAAGCAGAAACAGGAAACATTCTTGCTGTAATTTTGAACTGGAGGGGAAAGACATATTCAATCAGAATGTTCTTTCCACAAATTGGAATGCCCAGCAGGAAAGATGTTACAACAGAGATACAAAAAATTTATCCAGGTTCTCAAGTTCTTCAATATAAAGTTTCAACAATTGAACCTGGAATGCCACTAATTCAAGTTGTAAATTCAAAATCAAAAAACTATCTTCTTAATTCTAAAACAATTGGTGAGGAAGTTGAGATTGAAGAAGATTGGCAAAAAGTTAATCGTCAAGATAAAACTGATGGATTGAGTCAAGCAGCAGTGAATGCATATCGTCGTGAGAATCCAGGTTCAAAACTACAAACTGCAGTAACTGAAAAGAATCCTACTGGTAAAAGAGCAAAACGTCGTGCTTCATTTTGCCGTCGTATGAAAGGAATGAAGTCAAAACTTACTTCTGCAAAAACTGCACGAGATCCAGATTCAAGAATAAATAAAGCACTTCGTCGTTGGAACTGTAATTAATATATGAGTGCTGACGTTTATCTTGGTAATCCTTTACTTAAAAAGGCAAATACACCAATTGAATTTACAGAGGATCAAATTCTTGAATTTATCAAATGTAAAGAAGACCCTGTATTTTTTGCAAAAAATTATGTAAAAATTGTGACTTTGGACCATGGTTTACAACCATTTAAAATGTATCCATTTCAAGAAAAACTTGTTGAAAGGTTTCATAAACATCGATTTAATATATGTAAGATGCCGCGACAGACCGGTAAGAGCACTACTGTCGTATCATATCTTCTTCATTATGCAGTATTTAATGATAATGTAAACATAGGTATTCTTGCAAACAAGGCAGCAACAGCAAGAGAACTCTTAGATAGATTACAAACAGCATATGAAAATCTACCAAAATGGATGCAACAAGGAATTATCTCCTGGAACAAAGGTTCTCTGGAATTGGAGAATGGAAGTAAAATCTTGGCTGCTTCTACTTCTGCTTCTGCGGTTCGTGGTATGTCTTTTAATATTCTCTTTTTGGATGAATTTGCGTTCGTCCCAAATCATATTGCAGATTCATTTTTTGCGTCGGTTTATCCTACGATTACTGCGGGTAAAAATACAAAAGTCATCATAGTTTCAACACCACATGGTATGAATCATTTCTACCGTATGTGGCACGATGCTGAAAAAGGAAAGAATGAATATATTTTTACAGATGTTCACTGGAGTGAAGTTCCTGGTAGAGATTCTGCCTGGAAGGCACAGACAATTGCTAACACAAGTGAGCAACAATTCAAAGTTGAATTCGAGTGTGAGTTTCTTGGTTCAGTTGATACTTTGATTGCACCAAGCAAACTCAGATCACTCGTCTATGAGCATCCTAAGACCCGCAATGCTGGTTTAGATGTTTATGTGGATGCGAATGAGGAATGTGATTACGTCATCACTGTAGACGTTGCTAGAGGAGTAGGAGTTGATTATTCGGCATTTGTAGTTGTTGATATTACACAGTTTCCTCATAAAGTTGTTGCAAAATACCGAAACAACGAAATTAAACCGATGATGTTTCCAAATATCATTTATGAGGTAGCAAAAAATTATAATAATGCGTTTATATTATGTGAAGTTAATGATGTTGGAGATCAAGTTGCAAGTATTCTTCAGTATGATTTGGAGTATAGTAATTTGTTGATGTGCTCTATGAGAGGAAGAGCAGGTCAAATTGTAGGACAGGGATTTTCTGGAAAGAAAACTCAACTTGGAGTAAAAATGTCTAAAACTGTTAAAAAAATTGGGTGCTTAAATCTCAAAACTATGATTGAAGAAGATAAGTTAAACTTTAATGATTATGAAATTATGAGTGAACTTACCACATTTATTCAAAAACATAATTCATTTGAGGCAGAAGAAGGATGTAACGATGACTTAGCAATGTGTTTAGTCATTTATGCCTGGTTAGTAGCACAAGACTATTTTAAAGAACTCACAGATCAAGATGTAAGAAAAAGACTTTATGAAGAGCAAAAAAATCAAATAGAACAGGATATGGCTCCGTTTGGTTTTGTTTCTGATGGATTGGATGAAACAAGTTTCACTGATGTTGATGGTGATCGTTGGTTTACTGATGAGTATGGTGATCGATCCTTTATGTGGAATTATATGTAAATAAAAGATTTGATAAATATTTCTTAGATAAACTGAGAATTTACGGAGAAAAAAATGGCGACTCCTCAATTATCTCCAGGCGTACTCGTCAGAGAGGTTGATTTAACGGTAGGAAGAGCTGATAATGTACTTGATAATATTGGTGCAATTGCAGGACCCTTTCCAATTGGACCAGTAGATTATCCAATTGATATTTCAACAGAACAAGATTTAATCAACGTATTTGGAAAACCACTCTCAACAGATTCCCAGTATGAATATTGGATGAGTGCTTCCTCATACCTTTCTTATGGTGGTGTTCTTAAGGTTGTAAGAACCGATGGATCAACTTTGAATAATGCAAATGCCGGAGTTGGAGCTGCTTCTACTTCAGCATTAAAAATTGAAAATTATGACGATTATACAAATAATCATTCGGACGGAAATAATTTCACTTATGCAGCAAAGAATCCAGGTACTTGGGCAAATAATTTAAAAGTTTGTTTTATTGATAATTTAGCAGATCAGACAATTGGTATTGCCACAACCAACCCATCAAATGCTGGAGCAACTATTGGTTTTGGTGTTACGACTGCACTCACAAATATTGCTCTTGCCGGATCAGGAACAACATCACTCTTTAATGGGTATTTGAAGGGTATTATTACCGGTGTTACTACTGATGCTACGAATGGAAATAGTACGATTAATGTAAGAATTGTTTCTAGAGTTTCTTCTGGTAATACAGAAACTTTAATTGATTATGCAGAAAATTCTTCCACTGCATCATATTCAACTTCAAGTTCTCTTCGTTTCGTTAATAATTCTGGAATCAATACTGGAACATCTGCATCTTCTCCGATTACTCCTTCTACAGTTGTTGATTGGTACGGACAACAAACTCTTGGTCTCACAAATTCCACAATTTATTGGAAGTCGATTGCACCAAAACCAGTTACAAACCAATATTCACTCGATAGAGCTGGTAAAAACGATGCTCTCAATATTGCAATTGTTGATGACAAAGGAACAATTACAGGAAATTCGGGAACAATTATTGAAAAATTTGTAGGTCTTTCCAAGGCATTTGATTCAATTTCTGCGGTAAATTCTCCTCAAAAAATTTGGTATAAACAGTTTCTTGCCGACTTCTCTTCTCAAATTTATGCAGGAAGCAATCCTTCCAGTGCTGCTGATTTATATTACGGAACTGCTCCAAGAGCAGTAGGGTTCAGTACAGCATTTACTCCATATACAACCTCACAAGGTCTCTGGGGACAAAATGCACAGGGAATCACCTTTTCTTCAATCGGAAATGTATCATATACTCTTGCGGGAGGTGTTGATTATTCTGCTTCTAATGGAATGCAGGCATCTCTTGGAGATTTGATTGATTCATATCAACTCTTTAGTAATAAGGATGAGATTCAAGTTGATTATTTCATTATGGGTCCAGGTCTTACAAATGAAGTTGATTCACAGGCAAAGGCAAATTATTTAATTTCTCTTGCAGGTTCAAGAGGAGATGCTGTTGCTTGTATTGGTCCACACAGAGCAAACTTGGTTAATATCACAAATACTACGACTCAAACAACAAATCTGATTCAATATTTCAGTTCACTTCAATCATCATCTTATGCAATCTTTGATAGTGGATATAAGTATACCTATGATAGATTCAACAATCAGTTCCGTTATATTCCTTGTAATGCTGATATTGCCGGTCTGATGACTCGCACTAATATTGTTGCATATCCTTGGTTCTCTCCTGCGGGTCAGCAAAGAGGAATTTTAAATAATGTAGTTAAACTAGCATATAATCCAAATAAGGCACAAAGAGACCAACTTTATCCACAAAGAATTAACTCAATCATAACTCAACCTGGAGTTGGAACTCTTCTTTTTGGAGACAAGACTGCTCTTTCATATGCATCTGCGTTTGATAGAATTAATGTTCGTCGTTTGTTCCTTACAATTGAACAAACATTACAAAGAGCTGCACAGGCACAACTCTTCGAATTGAATGATGAACTTACCAGAGCAAACTTTAAGAATATTGTTGAACCATACCTTCGTGATGTAGAAGCAAAGAGAGGTCTCTACGGATTCCTGGTTGTTTGCGATACCTCAAACAACACTCCTGATGTGATTGATAACAATGAATTCCGTGCTGATATCTTCCTAAAACCAACAAAGTCAATTAATTATGTAACTCTCACTTTTGTTGCGACTCGTACTGGTGTTAGTTTTGAAGAAGTTGCTGGAACTGTTTAATTAAAATAAATAAATTAAAAGGAGAATCCAAAAATGGCAACACAAAAGACTATCACTGATTTTAAAACGGCACTCGTTGGTGGTGGTGCTCGTCCTAATCTGTTTGAAGTTTCAATTGGCAACATTCCAACACCAGCAGGAATTCTTCCTGAAAAATTTGTAGTACTATGTAAGGCAGCTAACCTACCTGCATCAAACGTTGCATCTATTGATGTTCCTTTTCGTGGAAGAATTTTTAAGGTTGCTGGTGATAGAACCTTTGATACCTGGCAAATTACCGTCATTAATGACAACGATTTTGCGATTAGAAAAGTTATGGAAGATTGGATGCAACATATTGCTCAATATAAGGATGCAAGTGGTACTACCGATCCTGCCACATATATGGCAAATGCAACAGTGACTCAGTTGAGCAGAAGTGCATCAACAATTACAGCATCAAGCACTAGTGGTGTTGCCGATGCCAAACAATATATATTTGAAGATATTTTTCCAACTAACATTTCTGCAATTGATCTTTCCTTTGATACATCAGATACGATTGAAGAATTTACTGTTGAATTCCAAGTGAATTACTGGTATCCTGCAGAAAAGACCAATTGATAGGGTCAATAAATAGTATAAACTGATTAAATAAATTATGGCAAGGTTATTTGGATTCTCAATTGAAAATAGTGAACCAGTATCTCCCACTGTAGTTTCCCCCGTTCCTCCTAACAATGAGGACGGGGTTGATCATTATTTGACTAGTGGTTTTTTTGGTTCTTATGTAGATATTGAGGGAGTATATCGCACAGAATATGATTTAATCAAAAGATATCGTGAGATGGCACTACACCCGGAATGTGATAGTGCAATTGAAGATGTTGTAAATGAAGCAATTGTATCAGACACAGATGATAGTCCTATTACAATTGAACTTTCAAATTTAAGCGCAAGTGATGGAATTAAAAACAAAATACGAAAAGAATTTAAATACATTTTAGAACTTTTAGATTTTGATAAAAAATCTCACGAAATTTATAGAAATTGGTATATTGATGGGAGATTATATTATCACAAAGTAATTGATTTAAAGAGACCTGAATTGGGAATTCAGGAGATGAGATATATTGATTCACTTAAGATGAGATATGTTCGTCAGGCAAAAAAGACAGATAATGATAAGTATAAATTATCAAACAGAAATGTTGATAATCCAATGGACTATGAGTTTCCTGAAATTGAGGAATATTTCATATATAATCCAAAAATGACATATCCAACAGGTACTCCAGCACCAGGAGCACTTGGAGGTTCTTCTAGTGGAATCAAGATGTCAAAAGATTCCATTACTTACTGTACTTCTGGTTTAGTAGATCGCAATAAAGGGTCAACTCTCTCATATCTTCATAAGGCAATCAAGTCTCTTAATCAATTGAGAATGATTGAGGATAGTCTCGTAATATATCGTCTCTCTCGTGCTCCTGAAAGAAGAATATTTTATATTGATGTTGGTAATCTTCCAAAGGTAAAGGCAGAGCAATATCTTCGTGATGTAATGAATCGATATCGTAATAAGCAAGTGTATGATTCTGCAACTGGAGAAATTCGTGATGATAAGAAGTTTATGGCAATGCTTGAAGATTTCTGGTTACCTCGTCGTGAAGGTGGTAGAGGAACTGAAATCACTACACTTCCTGGTGGACAGAATCTTGGTGAAATCACAGATATTGAGTATTTTAAGAAAAAACTTTTCCGTTCTCTTAATGTTCCCACATCAAGAATGGATGGAGAAGGTGGATTTAATCTTGGTCGTTCATCAGAAATCTTAAGAGATGAAGTTAAATTTAGTAAATTTGTTGCTCGTTTAAGAAAAAGATTTTCTGTAATGTTTAGTGATATGCTTAAGACTCAATTGATTTTAAAGAACATTATTACTCCAGAAGATTGGGAAATAATGAATGAACATATTCAGTATGATTTCCTATATGATAATCATTTTGCCGAATTAAAGAATGCGGAATTGTTAAATGAAAGACTTGCGATGGTCGCAACAGCAGAACCATATGTTGGTAAGTATTTCTCACAGGATTACGTAAGAAGAAATATTCTTCGTCAAACTGATATTGAGATTATTGAACAGGACAATTTAATTAAAAAAGAAATTGAAAATGGTATTATTCCCGATCCAAATCAACCTATAGATCCAGCAACAGGAATGCCAATGGATTCAACATCTCAAATGGATTTGGGTCAACCGGTGATGGAGCCAGATTTAAAAGGTGACGAACAAATCGTTTCACCAAGGCAAAAAGCAATGGAAATGCCGAAGGGTGGAGAGATATAAATAGAAGCAGTTATGTCTAATGGTAATAAAATGGATGATTTAATGGATATGATTGTTGCTGATGAGTCACCATCACAAATCAGTGATAAGATCAAAGATATGCTATTTTCCAAGTCAGCAGAAAGAATTGATGCTTTTCGTCCCGTTGTATCATCCGCAATGTTTGGTGATGACGAGAGTGAAGATGAAGAGTACGATGAAGAGTGATAAATGGCAAGTCTATCAGACTTTTTTAACGTAGTTGTAGAAGCAAAGATACAAAAAGAAGAAGAATTTAAATCTCTTGTTGGAGATAATTTCTTTGATGAAATTTTTAATGAACAACTTAAACCACATAAAACTCCAGAGCAATTAGCAAAGAAGCATAAAGTTCCTTTATCTCAAATTAAAAATCAACTCAAAAAAGGAACAAAAGTAGAGAAAGAACATACAAAAAATATAGAATTAGCAACTACCATAGCATCTCAACATATTGATGAGTTGCCAGATTATTATGATCGTTTATCAAAAGCAGAAAAGAAATCAGTTAAAGAAGAAGTTCTTACAGAAGGTCTCTTAAATATTCTACCCCAAGAAAAAACATCAGACCATCTTACTCCTCTTAATCAAAACTTTGCAACACTTGATGACTTACAAAATCATTATAAACTTTTTCTCAATCGTATTCAACAGCAACTTTCTACATTAGGTGGAGGTGGTGAAACTCGTTTAGAGTTTCTTGATGATGTTGATAGAAATACTGCAAAGACCGATAATTATTTTCTCAAATATAATGCGTCTCTGAATAAGTGGGTAGGAGACCCTGCTGATGGTGTTGGTATTACAAGTATTGTATCCATCACAGGAGTTACTACATACTATCAGGCAACAGATACTGATGATTATATTGGAGTAAATGCAAGTGTTCCTGTAACAATAGTTCTTCCAACATCTCCAAGTATAGGAAAAAAAATCATCGTCAAAGATGAGGGAAATAATATATCTACATATAGTATTACAGTTCAGGCAGGTATTGGTAAAAGTGTTGAAAATGATACTTCAGTGATTATGAATATCAATCACCAATCCCTAACTTATTTTTATAATAGTCAAAATTGGTTCTTAGTATAATGTCTTATAATCCTCTTCCACAACCATCACAATCTGTAATCCTTACGGGGGCGGGGAATACATTAGTAAGTTTTTCTAATCCATTTCCAGTTTCATTAGGTTCTTCTAATATTACAATTACTGGTGATGTAAATGTAGGAACAACTGTAAGTGTTACAAGTTCTCCTCAAAATCCAATTCACAATCACATTACAGAAGTTGGTTCGAGTGGTATTTTAGAAAATCTTGGTGTTCCTTATCTTCCAATTGGCATTGGAACAGTAAATCTAAATCTTTCATATCTTCCAGTAGGTATATCAACTTTCAATAATATTATAGTTATCAAACAATCTGAAGGTAGTTTATATTCATTTAACAATCACGCAACAAATACAAATCGTGGTTGGACTATGGATGATACTATGAGACCTGTGATGAGTATTAGAGTGAATAGTTCTGGAACCACTACATCAGACTTGGCAGAAATTATAGAATATGAAATTGGAAATAATAATGCCAATCAAAGCACCATTATCTATGAGTGGTATGAGGGTGATATTAATATTGCTGGAGCAGCAATTCCGGCTTGGAGTTCACTAGGAACAAAATTACAATATAGAGTATATCAAGATAAGTATAGTAGTAATGCGGGAAATACCTTCACACAAAATACTTCTGTTATGAGACATAGTGGAGTTATTATTGGAAAAAATACTTCAAATGATGAAGGACCGTCAACTATGTATGGTGGAGCAAATCCAAATATGCTTACACTTTGTATGAAAAGAGTTGATAATAGCACTAAGTTAGATGTGTGGTTTGCCTTTACCTGTAAGGAGTTAGCGTAAATATTAATGATTGCTTATATTGTAATAGGTGTGGTTTCAGCAATACCATCAGTTATTGTGAATGTAGTGTCAGTATAAAAGACGTTATAATTGTTAATTTATAAATAACTAAAAGTGTATCTCATAAAATAATGGCTCATAGACCAGTTGGGGCTGGATCCTCATTCAACTTCACAGCAGGAACTGCATCAACATCTTCAGCATTTTCGGTTCAATCAAGTGTTGTAAGAATCGTTGCTGTAGGTGGTGCTGCATTTGTTGCCGTTGGAGCAACTCCCTCTGCTACTAATGCTGATTACTATGTTCCCTCTGGTGGAACTGCAACACTTGCACTTACAAAGGCATCTAATCGTGTTGTTGGAGTCACAACAGGAACTACAACAATCGTGACTGTGCCTGAAGGAACTCAAGTTCCTTTTGGTGTTGGAGATTATATAACTTTGAGTGGTTCAACATACCACAACTTTACACATCAACAAGTTCTTTCGGTTGATACTTCTGCTGGAGTTGCTGGGTATTTTCAGTCAAGAATGACCGTTAATTATAACTCAAGTGGTATTGTAACAGCATTCTCATCTGCAGATGCGTCCGTGACTACATCAAATAAAGTTTCTGCGTATGGAGTTGGTGCAGGAACTCTTTATTATCAACAAGTACAAATTTCCGGAGATGCCTGATGAAACTTATTACCGAAGAGATTGAATCAGTAGAAGTAATTACCGAAGAAAGAAACGGTAAAAAAACTCTCTATATCAAAGGACCATTTCTTCAGACCGAACAACCAAATCGGAATAAAAGAATTTATCGTATGCCAGTGATGGAACGTGAGGTCAAAAGATATACAGAACAATATGTAAATAAAGGTCGTGCTCTTGGTGAACTCGGACATCCAGATGGTCCAACAGTCAATCTGGATAGAGTTTCTCATAAAATTACAGAACTTTATCGTGAGGGTAATAATTTTATTGGTAAAGCACAAATTCTTTCCACTCCTATGGGTAAGATTGCCGAAGCACTTCTCAAAGAAGGTGTGATGCTCGGTGTTTCTTCTCGTGGTATTGGTTCACTAAGACCAACTCAAAATGGTTATAGTGAAGTTGGTGAAGATTTTATGCTCGCAACTGCCGCTGATATCGTAGCAGATCCATCTGCACCTGATGCTTTTGTTCAGGGGATTATGGAAGGTAAAGAATGGGTATGGGACGGTGGAGTGCTTCGTGAGCAATTTGCAAAGAAAACTTATAAAAGAATAAATACATTAGTTTCACAAAAACAACTAGAAGAAAATAGATTGAAGATTTTCAACGATTTTCTAAATTCGTTGTAAATTATTAAATTATAAATAAATATAGATTTCATAAAAAGAAAATCGGAGAGTTCAAATGTCTCGTGGAGATTTACAAGAAATGGAAGTAGGCACAAAGCAATCCAAAACTGCTGTGAATGCTAATGCATCGGCACCAGACTCAATGAGTCACTTGAGTGGTTCAACACCCGGTCAAACTGGTAGTTGGGAAGATTTAGGTGGTCCTACACCCGAAAATTATCGTTCTGATGATGATTCTGCAAAACTTAAGACCCCTGGTGAAACACTCAAGCAAGTTAGAGATGTTGTTAACAAGGGTGCCAAAAGTGCAGATCCTATGAAGAGTATGGCAAAAGAAGATGCTGATTATGATGAAGAAGATGAAGAACTTCTAGAAGCCAAAGAAGAAGAAGATGAAGAGGATGAAGAAGAGGAAGATACCAAGAAAAATGGTAAGAAAAGTAAAAAGGAAGAAGATGAAGAAGAGGAAGATGATGAGGACCTAGAAGAAGAGTTTGATCTTGAAGAAGATGTAAATGCTCTGCTTGGTGGAGAAGAACTCTCCGAAGAGTTTAGAGAAAAGGCAAAACTTGTTTTTGAATCTGCACTCAGATCAAAAATTAGTGAAATCAAAGAATCTCTTGAGATCAGATATGCTGAGGCACTTGTAGAAGAAATTGAAGAAATTAAAGAAGCACTAAACGATCGTGTAGATTCTTATCTTGAATATGTTGCTGATGAGTGGTTTGCTGAAAACACACTCTCAATTGAAAAGGGTCTGAAAGAAGAACTCACCGAGTCCTTCTTGACTGGTCTGAAAGGACTTTTTGAAGAACATTATGTATCAATCCCTGACGATAAATATGATGTTCTAGAGAGCATGGTAAACAAACTTGATGATATGGAGACGAAACTCAACGAGCAGATTGAGAAAAACGTTTTACTCAACAGTCGTCTCGCAGAGTCGGTTGCTGATGGAATCTTAGATCAAATTTCTGAGGGTCTTGCGTACACTCAGAAAGAGAAGCTCGCCTCACTTGCCGAAAGTGTAGAGTTTGAAAGTGAAGCAGAATATCGTGAAAAACTGGAGACACTAAAGGAATCTTATTTTCCAACAAAAATGATTTCTCCATATGCTAAAACCGAAACCCTTTCTGAGGGGTTAGATTCAGCACCAGAATCTGTCTCAGGTTCTATGTCTGCATATCTAAACACACTTTCAAAATTTAGCAAATAATTGAATTTAACATAATTCAAACACAAACATTCACTTACAAAAGGTAAAAGCAAATGTTCCAATCCGAACAATTGCAGAACAAGTGGGCACCACTTCTCGACTATGAAGGTCTTGATTCAATCAAAGATTCTCATCGTAGAGCAGTAACCGCAGTTCTGCTAGAAAACCAAGAAAGATTTTTAAGAGAGCAATCCTCATTTGATAATGGTTCATTATCAATGTTGATGGAGTCACCAACCAACAGTGGCAATGCTGCTGGTGCTTCTGGTGCTTTTGGTGGTAGTGCTGCTGCTGGCGGACCTACTGCTGGTTTTGATCCCGTATTGATTTCACTCATCCGTCGTTCAATGCCCAACCTGGTCGCATATGACCTTGCTGGTGTACAACCAATGAGTGGTCCTACTGGACTCATTTTCGCAATGCGTTCACGCTATACCAACCAGTCTGGAACCGAAACATTCTTCAATGAAGTAGATTCCGCATTCTCTGGTCAGGATGCTGGTCGTGACGAATCTGCAGGATTCAGTGATACTGCTGCTGGTATTGGTACCACTGCTCAAAGTGGAACTAACCCTTCAGTTCTCAACCCCGTTGGTACTGCAACTTCTACTGCCTATAACGTAGGTCAGGGAATGGTTACTGGTGATGCAGAAAACCTTGACGGTACAGGCAACGATGCCTTCAATCAAATGGCTTTCTCGATCGAGAAAGTAACTGTGACTGCGAAATCCAGAGCACTCAAGGCTGAGTATTCATTAGAACTCGCACAAGACCTCAAGGCAATCCACGGTCTGAATGCCGAAGCGGAATTGGCAAACATTCTTTCAACAGAGATTCTTGCCGAAATCAACCGCGAAGTTATCAGAACCATCTACAAGGTTGCTGAGCAAGGCGCTGTTCAAAATACAGCAACTGCTGGTATCTTTGACCTTGACGTTGATTCCAACGGTCGTTGGTCAGTTGAGAAGTTCAAGGGTCTACTATTCCAAATCGAGCGTGATGCTAACGCAATCGCACAAAGAACTCGTCGTGGAAAGGGCAACATCGTAATGTGTTCTGCTGACGTTGCTTCAGCACTCACAATGGCAGGTGTGCTCGATTATACTCCTGCTCTGAATTCTAACCTAAACGTTGATGACACTGGCAATACTTTTGCTGGTACTTTGATGGGCAAATTCCGTGTATATATTGACCCATATTCTGCTAACCTGACTTCTGCTAACGCAACTCCAGGTAACCAGTATTATGTGGTTGGTTATAAGGGTTCTTCTCCTTATGATGCCGGACTCTTCTATTGCCCTTATGTACCTCTCCAAATGGTTCGTGCCGTTGGTGAGAATTCCTTCCAACCAAAAATTGGTTTCAAGACCCGTTATGGTCTCGTTGCTAACCCATTCGCAGAAGGAACTGATCAGGGTCTAGGAAGACTTCTAGTTAATGCCAACCGTTATTATCGTAGAGTTGCAGTTAAGAATTTAATGTGAGTCTTTCTCACAAATTTTCAAAGGGACCTATATGGGTCCCTTTTTTTTATCTAAATATTTAAAAAAATGGCATCTACTACATCAGGTCAAATTGAAAATCGCAATTTTCTTTCACCAAGTGGATTTAAGTTCACATTAAAAAGAAGTCCCAAAGTTGCATTTTTTTGTAATGAAGCAAATATTCCAGATTTAACTCTTGGAATTGCAATTCAACCAACATATTTAAAAGATATTGATACTCCAGGAGATAAAATTGTTTTTGGGGACTTGAATCTGCGTTTTATGGTAGATGAAAATCTTGAAAATTATATGGAGATTCAAAATTGGATTCGTGGTTTGGGATATCCAGAAAAATTGGAAGAGATTTATAATCTTCAAAATAATGGATTTACGAATTCAAAGTATGTTCAAAAATCGATGGATATATATTCTGATGGAACACTTCAAATATTAAACAGCAATTTTGTTCCAAATTTTCAAATTAGATTTAATGATTTATTTCCATATTCGTTGACAACATTAGCATTTACTGCTACTGATTCTGACATTCAGTACTTTACAGCAGAGGTGAGTTTCAAGTATACTATCTACAATATAACTGATTTAAGTGGAACTCCATTATGAGTATTGATCTTGAAAAAATTCAAGAGATGTGGGAAAAGGACGCAAAAATAGATCCAGATAATCTTCATACAGAATCTTTAAATATACCAGTTCTTCACGCAAAATATTTTGATCTTTATAATACAATTTTTCTTTTAAGAAAAAAAGCAGAGCAACAAAAGAAAAATATTTATCACGAAAGGTATGAATATTTCTCTGGAAAAGCAGACCCGGATGTTTATATAGAGAATCCATTTCCAAAGAAAATTCGGGATAAGGAAACTATGCAAAAATATCTTGATGCAGATGATAAACTTTCATCTATTAATATGAAAATTTGTTATTATGATACAATACTATATTATCTTGAAAGCATATTAAAAGTCATTCAAAATCGCACATATCAAATTAAAAATTCAATAGAATTTTTACGATTTAATGCTGGATTGGGGTAAATAAATACTTATAGACATATGAATCTTTGTGACAGATACTACAGAAAATCTCATTATATCTAAGTCTAACGAAGTATTTTTAAAAATAAAAACAGAACCTCATATTGAATATGAACTGAGAGATCATTTCAAATTTGAAGTTCCCGGTGCAAAATTTATGCCCCAGTATCGGGGAAGAAATTGGAATGGTGAAATACACTTATTCGATATTAGAAGTAAGCAAATATATGTGGGTCTTTTAGATAAAGTTATAAATTTTTGTGAACAATTCAATTACACATATAAATTTGAAAATAATAAATTTTATGGGCAACCTTTTGAGATAAATGAAGGAATATCATTAGAGGGTGTAAAAGATTATATGAGTTCTATTTGCTCTCATACTCCTCGTGATTATCAAGTAAATGGAGTATACGATGCACTAAAATATAATCGAAAACTGCTGATATCACCCACTGCCTCAGGAAAATCTCTGATGATTTATTCAATCGTAAGATACTATGTAGATAAAGGGCAAAAAATTCTTTTAGTTGTTCCAACGACATCTCTTGTAGAGCAGATGTATAAGGACTTTGAGGATTATGGTTGGGATTCTGAATCATACTGTCACAAGATTTATTCTGGTAGAGAAAAGACAAATGAACACTCAGTCACAATTACAACCTGGCAGTCTATTTATAAATTAGAAAGATCTTTCTTTGAGGATTATAATGTCATTATAGGTGATGAAGCTCATTTATTCAAGAGCAAGTCATTGATTCAGATTATGACTAAACTTCATCACGCAAAATATCGTTTTGGATTTACCGGTACTCTTGATGGTACTCAGACTCACAAATGGGTTTTAGAGGGATTGTTTGGTCCTTCTTATAAAGTTACGAGAACTGATGAGTTAATGAAACAAGGTCATCTTTCACAGTTAGATATTCAGTGTATTGTCCTTAAACATCCTCCTCAAAAGTTTGATGTCTATGAAGATGAAATACAATATCTCATTTCTCACGAACAAAGAAATAGGTTTATCACAAACTTGACTTTAGATCTAAAGGGAAACACTTTGGTATTATATTCAAGAGTAGAAACACATGGAGCAATACTTTACGAAAATATAAATAAAAATAAGCAAAGTGATCGTAAAGTCTTTTTTATTCACGGTGGAGTGAATGCTGAAGAAAGAGAATTAGTTCGTGAGATTACTGAAAAAGAAAAAAATGCGATTATAGTTGCTTCCTATGGAACATTTTCCACTGGTATTAATATCAAAAATCTACATAATGTAATTTTTGCCTCACCAAGTAAATCAAGAATACGAAATCTTCAGAGTATTGGAAGAGTTCTTCGTAAAGGTAAAGATAAAGTCAAAGCAACACTTTATGATATTGCCGATGATTGTACTTATAACTCAAAAAAGAATTATACACTCAATCATTTGATAGAACGAATCAAAATATATAATGAAGAAAACTTTAATTATGAAATAGTCACAATAAAACTAAAAAAATGATAGAGGAAGATTTTTACTGCACTCTCAAACTTAAGTCTGGTGAAGAAGTTTTTGCCAAAGTCGCAGCCTCAGAAGAGGAAGAGAGAACTTTTTTGATTGTCTCAAACCCAATTGTAATCTCTGAATATAAAAGTAGAAGTGGTGAATCTGGATATAAGATAGAACCCTGGTTAAAGACGACAACAGAAGATATGTTTATTATCAAACTTGATGATGTTTTGACTCTTTCTGAATCTTATGATATTGAAATGATTGCAATGTATCAATCTTATTTGAGACAATCTTATAAGAGAAAAAATAATGAATCAAACATTAATCGTCAAATGGGATATCTTTCAAGTGTGAATGATGCTAAAGATATCTTAGAGAAGCTCTATGAAAGTAGCTAATATAACTTTTCAACCCTCACAAAGGTTATTCTATCAGATTTGAGAAACTTGTCAACTATTTTTAAAAGTGTTATAATATCTACATAATAATGAGTAAAACTTATGATAACCACAAACATTATGACCAAAAGAAAAAGGTCAGAACATTATGTCAATAATAAAGAGTTTCTTGCTGCTCTCACAAAGTATCGTGAGGATGTTGAAATCAGTTTTATTAGAAAGTATGGTAGAGAACCAACAAGAGAAGATAGATCAAAAGGATGGGATACAAAATCAGAAATACCAAGATATATTGGTGAGTGTTTTTTGAAGATTGCAAATCATCTTTCTTTCAAACCAAACTTCGTAAACTATATGTTCAAGGAAGATATGATTTCTGATGGTATTGAAAACTGTGTTCAGTATATTCATAACTTTGACCCAGAGAAATCACAGAACCCATTTGCGTATTTTACACAGATTATTCATTATGCTTTTCTTCGTCGTATTCAAAAAGAAAAACGTCAGTTAGAAATTAAAAATAAAATTCTTGAACGTTCTGAGTACTCTGAGGTCTTTACCGATGACAATACAGTTGACATAGGAAACTATTCAGACTACAATAGCATCAAGGATGGAATTCACTCTAAACTTCGTTATTGAATGAAAGTCGCAATCATCACTGACACTCATTATGGTTGCCGAAAAGGTTCTAAACTTTTTCAGGATTATTTTGAGACATTTTATAAAAACATTTTTTTCCCGACACTGGAACAGCACGGGATTACAACTGTTATTCATATGGGAGATGCTTTTGATAGTCGCAAGTCAATTGATTATCAAAGTTTAGAATGGACAAAAAGAGTTGTTTTAGATCCTCTTTCAAAATATAATGTTCATATGTTAGTGGGAAATCACGATGCATACTATAAGAACACGAATAATGTAAATTCTCCATCTCTTCTACTTCAAAATTACTCTAATATCAAAACTTATAGTGATCCTGAGGTAATTAAAATTGGGAATTTAAATACTCTTTTGATTCCTTGGATATGTGCCGATAACGAAGAAAAAACTTTACGTCTTATCAAAAAAAGTGGATGTAAGGTTGCGATGGGACATTTGGAATTGAATGGATTTGAAGCCTATCGTGGACATACGATGGATGATGGTATGGATTCTATAGTTTTTGATGGGTTTACAAAAGTATTTTCTGGGCATTATCATACTCGTTCTACTAATGGTGTCGTTTTTTATTTGGGAAATCCTTATGAAATGTATTGGAATGATGTAAATGATACTCGTGGATTTCATATTTTTGATACCGAAACACTAGAACATACTCCTGTAAATAATCCTTATCGAATTTATTATATTATTCACTATGAAGATACAAACTATCAGACATTTGATACTCGTGAATATGAAAATAAAATTGTAAAAGTGATTGTTCGTAAAAAAACAAATACTAAAAAGTTTGAAAAATTTATTGATAAACTTTATACTTCAAATGTGGCAGAACTCAAAATTGTTGAAAACTTTCAAATTGAAGAAAATGAAAATTTTGAGGCATTTGAATCAGAAGATACTCTTTCTGTTCTGAACAGATATATTGAAGAATCAGAAATAAATCTAGACAAAAAAATAATTCAAAAAATGTTTAAAGAAATATATCAGGAAGCCTGTGAGTTAGTCTAAAAATGTTTATACTTACAATTCTGGGACAAGAGGATGAGGGTGTCTATTCTGTACTTAACCCTAACGGAGATAAAATCATCTATATTTTTGAAGAAGAAGATGATGCAGTTAGATATGCTATGATGTTGGAGGAGCAAGATTATCCAGAAATGCATGTAATTGAAGTTGAAGATGAAGTAATAATAAAGACCTGCGAACAATATGAATATAACTATATTGTTATTACTGAAAATGATATTGTAATTCCACCAAAATATTAAAATGATATTATTCAAAACTATAAAATGGAAGAATTTTTTATCTACAGGACAGCATTTCACGGAAATAGATTTTACTCTAAATTCGACTAATTTGATTGTCGGTACAAATGGCGCTGGTAAAAGTACAATTTTAGATGCCCTTACTTTTTCTTTATTTGGAAGACCATTTCGGAAAATTAATAAACCACAACTCATCAATACCGTAAATGAAAAGGACTGTATTGTAGAAGTTGAGTTTACTATTGGAACTACCGAGTGGAAGGTTGTTCGTGGAATCAAACCAAATATTTTTGAAATTTATCGAAATGGTGAAGTTTTGGATCAGGCATCCGCATCTGTCGATCAGCAGAAGTGGTTAGAACAAACAATTCTTAAAATGAACTATAAGTCCTTTACTCAAATTGTAATTTTGGGTAGCAGTACTTTTGTTCCTTTTATGCAACTTCCTGCGGCTCACAGAAGAGAAGTGATTGAAGATCTTTTAGACATAAAGATTTTTTCTTCTATGAATACAGTAATTAAAGAAAAAATTCGTCAGATTCGTGAAGAAGTAAAGACTTTAGAACTCAAAAAAGAATCTCTCTTTGATAAGGTTGAAATGCAAAGAAACTTTATTGAGGAGTTGGAAAATCGTGGAAATGCCAAGATAAATGACAATCAAAAAAAGATTGCCAATTTAGATACTGAAGTTGGCATTTATATGAGAGAAAATTCTTCACTTGAAGAAAGTATTTTTAAGTATATCAAAGAGCAAGAAGAAGTCACAGGTGCCGCAGATAAACTTCGTAAACTTGGAAATCTCAAAGGTAAAATCTCACAAAAGGTTCTTACGATTACCACAGAGCACAAGTTTTTTACTGAAAATACGGTATGCCCTACTTGTACTCAAGAGATTGATGAGACATTTAGACTACATAGAATTACAGACGCTCAAAATAAAGCAAAGGAGTTACAATCGGGTTATCAAGAACTTGAGGAAACTATCAAATCAGAAGAAGAAAGAGAGCGTCAATTTAATATTCTTTCCAAGGAGATTACAAAACTCACGCATGAAGTTTCTCAAAACAATACTAAAATCTCTGGATGTCAAAGACAAATCAGAGACTTTGAATCAGAAATTCAAACACTTACCAACCAACTTAAAAATAAAAATACTGAACACGAAAAACTAGAGTCTTTCAGAGAAACTCTTCAGAAAACCTATGATGAATTGGCAGTTAAAAAAGACTCCATTAACTATTATGATTTTGCATATGGATTACTGAAGGATGGTGGTGTTAAGTCTAAAATCATTAAGAAATATCTTCCCCTGATAAATCAGCAGGTAAATCGGTATTTACAAATGATGGACTTTTATATTAATTTTACTCTTGATGAAGAGTTTAATGAGACAGTTCAGTCACCAATTCACGAAGATTTTTCTTATGCTTCCTTTAGTGAGGGTGAAAAGATGAGAATAGATTTGGCACTTCTTTTTACTTGGAGAGAAGTTGCTGGATTTAAAAATTCTGTAAATACAAATCTTCTGATATTAGATGAAGTATTTGATAGTTCTTTAGATGGATTTGGAACAGAAGAATTTCTTAAGATTATTAAATATACAATAAAGGATGCTAATATATTTGTAATCTCTCATAAAACTGGTTTAGATGATAAGTTTGATAATGTTATAAAATTTGAAAAAGTAAAAGGATTTAGTCGGATCGGATCATAATATAAACACTTTATAAGGTGGCACAGCAGTTGTCCAGAGGACAACTTTTCGTTGTATTATGAGTGTATACAAAACAAAACTCATGCCAGTTAGTCACGAAATCAAGTCTCAACTTGCAAAACTGCTTGCTACCGAAGATCTTGTGGTTGAGCACAAGAAAGTTGCGACTGCTTGTTTTAATGTTCATACTCGTGTTTTGACTCTGCCTCTGTGGGATAAAGCAAGTAATACCGTATATGATTTGCTTGTAGGACATGAAGTTGGACATGCCCTCTTTACTCCCGATGATGACTGGTTTGAAAGCACTACAATTCCTCAACAGTTTGTGAATATTGTAGAAGATGCCCGCATTGAAAAATTAATGAAACGTAAGTATGCAGGACTTGCAAAGACTTTTTATAATGGATATAAAGAATTAAATGATGAAGACTTCTTTCAGATTGCTGACGAAGATTTAGAAACCTTAAATCTTGCTGATAAAACAAACCTTTACTTTAAGGTTGGTAATTTTCTTTCTCCTCTAAATTTTAATTCCAAAGAGAAAGAAATTATTGAGTGTATTGATTCCTGTGAAACTTTTACAGATGTGATTATTGCCGCAGAGAAACTTTATGAGTATTGTAAGGAAGAACAACAGAAACAACAAAAGGTTGCTAATCTAGATTCTCACGATTCCGAACAACAAGGTAATTCCTCTTCTGGTGAACAGATGGGAGAAACCGAAGAAAGTGAGAACGATCAACAAGAATCCCCACAATTACAGCAACCAGAAGAATCTTCCGGAAATTCTAGTGGAAATCAAACAATACCAGATCTTTCTTCACAAGAACCTGAAGTTCGCACTGCCGATGCTCTTCGTGAAAAAATTGAGAGTCTTGTAAGTAGTGATAACCGAGATAATGTTTATGTTGAACTTCCACATCTCAATCTAGAAACTATAATTGCCAAAAATTCAGAGATTCATCAATATATTGATGAAAATTTCGAAAGACAAAAAAAATATATTGATGCTAATAATGATACAACTCATAACTTTGATTTATATGAAGAGGTAGATAGGTCATATAAGCAATTTAAGACTTCTGCTCAAAAAGAAGTCAATTATCTCGTAAAGGAATTTGAGTGTCGTAAGGCAGCAGATTCTTATGCCAGAACATCAACTGCTCGCACAGGAGTTCTTGATACTGCACGTCTTCATACCTACAAGTATAATGAGGATTTATTTAAGAAAATAAATGTGATTCCTGATGGTAAAAATCACGGGTTGATTTTTATTCTTGATTGGAGTGGGTCGATGAATGAAGTTATTCAGGACACCTGTAAGCAACTTTTCAATCTAATCTGGTTTTGTAAAAAAGTCTCAATTCCTTTTGAGGTTTATGCCTTTACAAATGAATGGAGAAGTCCAAAAACGTCACAAGAAGTTTATTCTTCACATTATGAAAAACGAGAAGGATTGATTTATGTTGCCGATGATTTTTCTTTATTGAATCTTCTTACAAGTAAAGTGAATATGAAAACTCTGGAGCATCAGATGCTCAATATTTGGAGACTGACTATTGCTCTTCGTAATCCATATGGGTGTGGATGTAGATATGTTGCTCCAACTCGATTATATCTTTCCAGCACTCCACTGAATGAGGCACTGATTGCCCTACACCAAATTCTTCCCAATTTTCAGAGAGAAAATAAACTTCAAAAAGTTCAGTGTGTAGTTCTGACTGATGGTGAGGCAAATTGTCTTCCTTATCATATTGAAGTCAAACGTGGATCTGAACCTTATATTGGTGTTCGTGGTATTTCTCCTGGACAAACTTTTCTTCGTGATCGTAAGATCGGAACGACTTACAAGTTTGAGTATGAATATCATAAATTTACTGAAGTTTTGATATCAAATCTTAAGGATAAGTTTCCGACAGTCAATATGATCGGTATTCGTGTGCTTCAGAATCGTGATACATCAAATTTTGTGAGTCTTTATTACAACAAATTATCTCCTCAATATAATAAAATTTTATCTGATTGGAAGAAGAATCGGAGTCTGAATATTTTAGAATCAAGTTATGATGCCTACTTTGGACTTTCTGCATCCACTCTCTCACAAGATTCTGAATTTGAAGTTGCCGAAGATGCCACAAAGTCACAGATTAAAAGTGCCTTTGTAAAAAGTCTTAAGATCAAAAAATTGAATAAGAAAGTTCTAGGACAGTTTATGGAACTTGTTGTCTAAATACCTAAAAAGATTAAAATGAAGACTTTTCAAGAATTTGTGCTAGAATGCTACTCTATTCAAGAGACTTCTCTTACTCGTGTGATGAGTAAGTCAAAGAAAGGTGGAATGGCGATTATGTCTGCTCAAAGAGGAGACAAATCAAAGGCAGAAAATAAAGCACGTTCAAAACAACTTGAAAAAGATATTAGGGGTGCCGGTCTTCCAGGACCTACAAAAGTTGCTGGTAGATATACAGAAAATCCGGGCACTCCAGAAGAAAAAAAAGTAGGAGAAAAATCACACATTATTACTCCTGGAAAGAAAGGTAAAAGAAAATTTAAAAAAGCAATAGAAAAGTTAGGTAAAAAATACGATCAAGATTCTGTTTTGATTCAACGCAAACCAGGAGGAAGTTCAACTCTAAAAGGAACTTCTAAAACATCTTGGCCAGGCAAGGGAAAGAATGTTAGTATAGGAGGTATGAAACCAGGTAGAACTGGTGAGTTTGATACTAAAGTTAAAAACAAAACATTTACAATTGAACCCTAATGAAAAAACCTAACAGTATTGATAAACTTTTGATTATTGATCATAATGCTAAAGTGATCACTCAAAAAAGAGAACTAAACCCCCCATCATTTAATGGAAGGTTTAGATCTAAGGTTAGAGAAAAGTATCCTGAATATCAATTAAAATGAAAAAGGAAATTTGGGGAATGCCCTGTGCAATAGATCACAAGAATAAAAGAGTTTATTTGAAGTGTGACAGTGCCATTACTGCGATGGGTATTGGTGCTCTTGTAGAAAAATATTATCCTGGATATAAAGGACATTTAGTAAGTCTAAATCGTTTGAGTGAAATCAGAGACAGTTTAGAAACCGTCCAGTAGGTTGGTTTTGAGACTCTGATTGCTGTTATAATGACTAAAGTTGAAACAAACTACTCACTATGCTCCGTCTCAAAATGACTCCCGATTATATCGTTTCTTCTCTCAAAACACTTTTTGGATCGGAAATTACTGGTGCCGACATTCGTGGTTGGTGTGCTAGTAATGGAAGTGCTTATCAAACCGTTACAAAAAATCTTGAGAAATATAAAACCTCTCGTGGTAAGTGGAACTTGGAAGTGACGCAAGAAAAGGTTCAAGAAATAGAACGTAGTTTTTCTTCTCCTGCTGCTCTTCCTGCTTTGGAGCAAAATCTTATTCCTGATAAAGATGATACTTTCGTCAAGTTTGGTAACTTCAACGATATTAAAAAAATTATTCAGTCCCGTATTTTTTACCCAACGTTTATTACGGGTCTATCGGGTAATGGTAAAACGTTCTCTGTGGAGCAAGCTTGTGCTCAGACTGGACGTGAATTGATTCGTGTAAATATTACGATTGAAACTGATGAAGATGATCTGATTGGTGGTTTTCGTCTTGTGGACGGTGCAACTGTCTGGCATAATGGCCCTGTGATTGAAGCACTTGAACGTGGTGCTATTTTACTTTTGGATGAGATTGATCTTGCCTCCAATAAAATCCTCTGTCTTCAATCTGTATTGGAAGGTAAAGGTGTCTTTCTGAAAAAGATTGGTAAGTTTGTAAAACCCTCTGTTGGATTTAATGTTTTTGCAACTGCAAATACCAAAGGTAAAGGTTCTGAGGATGGTAGGTTTATCGGAACTAATGTGCTCAACGAAGCATTCTTAGAAAGATTTCCTGTGACCTTTGAACAATCTTATCCTGCTCCTGCTGTTGAGCAAAAGATTTTAGAGGGTATTTCTTTGGATCTTGGTCTTGAGGATCGTGATTTCTGTAAGAGACTTGTTGATTGGGGTGATGTAATCCGTAAGACCTTCTATGATGGTGGTATTGAGGAAATCATCAGCACCCGCCGTCTCGTTCACATCATTCGTGCCTACAGCATTTTTGGTGATAAAGCAAAGGCAATACAGGTTTGTATAAATCGTTTTGATGATGAAACCAAACAGGCATTCTTGGAACTTTATGATAAGATTGATGTGGATTTCAAGATGCCTGTTGATGAAGTCGATGAAGAAATTCTGGCAGAACGGCAAGCTCTTCGTGATTATGTTGCCAAAATGAAAACAAACTGATATAATACTAAAAGATAAAACTCTCTTTGATTGTGAAACTTTATGACTGAAAATTTTGAAACCGATTATGAAAGTCTTATTCCCGAAGGTTATTCGGCAGTAGCAGCTGGATCTTCTGTTACTGGATCTGTTACTGGAAGTCATCTTCTTGGTGGTATGGGAGAAGACCACATTTCCTTTAACTATGATAACTACTGGGAAGATGATGGTTTTAGTATAACTGGAAATCCATATGCATCTCCAGATGTTCTTTCTTTAAATTCCCACACTATTCCCACTTCTTATGAGGTAAAACCATCACTAAATTCAGATCATTTCTGGAAGTTTGGTGAAGGAAAGACTCTGAAAGTAGTAGAAGAATATATTAAGGGAACTTACCGTGGACACTATGCCTCTGATAAGTCAAAGGTTCAGGTTCTGGATATGATTGATGCGATTGACGATGGAGTTCCCTTCTGCCGCGATAATCTCATTAAGTATTCTTCTCGTTTTGGTAAGAAGGATGGAATGTCAAAACTTGATGCTCTGAAGATTATACATTACGGTGTTCTTTTATATCATTTTGCCGGATTTAATAATGAAACTCAAAAATCAAACTATGAAACTTTCTGATAAAACATTGTCATTGCTGAAGAATTTTTCTGGTATTAATCAATCAATTTTGTTCAAGCAAGGAAACAAACTTCGCACTATTTCTGTGATGAAGAATATTCTTGCCGAAGCAGAGATTACCGAAGAGTTTCCAAAGGACTTTGGTATTTACGATCTAAACCAATTCCTAAATGGACTTAATCTTCACCAAAATGCCGAATTGGATTTTGATAATGATGGTTATGTGGTGATTCGTGAAGGTAAAATGCGATCTAAGTATTTCTTTGCTGATCCAAGTGTAATCGTGATTCCACCAGATAAAGAAATTACTCTTCCGAGTGAGGATGTGTGCTTTGAGTTGAATACTCAACAGTTAGATAAGTTACTCAAGGCATCTGCGATTTATCAACTTCCCGACCTTTCTGCTGTTGGTGATGCAGGTGTGATCAAACTAGTAGTAAGAGATAAAAAGAATGACACGTCAAACAATTTTTCTATAGTAGTTGGAGAAACCGATAGTGTCTTTACATTTAACTTTAAAGTAGAGAATATCAAGATTCTTCCTGGTGCCTATGAGGTTGTCATTTCACAAAAACTTTTATCACGATTTACAAGCACCGACAGAGATTTGAAGTATTATATTGCTATGGAGCCTGATTCTACTTTTGAATGAATATCTTCGTCACATCTCCATTTCCTGCCGAGAGTGCCACTTGTCTTCCAGATAAACACGTAGTTAAGATGCCCTTAGAGTGCTGCCAAATGCTCTCCATCGTGGCATCAGAAAAATGGGGGCACGGATATGGAACTCTTCCCAAGACCGATGGAACCCCCTACAAGACAGAGAAGGGTGCCTTCCGTAATCACCCTTGTACTCAATGGGCAGCAAAGACTATTGATAATGCCTATTGGTTAATCAAGTGGGGAATGAACTTGTGTGATGAATATACTTTGCGGTATAATAAAACTCATTCGTGCTACAAAACTCTTGTAGATGCCTATTACATCTTTCCTAAAGGTAAGATTGATAAAGTGACTCCATTTGTTCGTGCTATGCCTGATGAATATAAACTTGACGATAGCATTGACACTTTTACTGCTTACAAAAGATACATCGCATCTAAACCTTGGGTGAAGGATAACTATCTTCGTATGCCTCAAAGGCGTCCAGAATGGGTATGACGTATAAAAAAGGTGACTTTTTTCTTGACAAGGATACACTTAAATTGTATATTTTTGATGGGAATGAGTGGTGGGAAATTATCCCAAGTTCTGAATTGAAAAAACCTGAATGGATCTAAATTATGAATAATGATTTCTTGTGGGTAGAAAAATACGCACCGAAGAAAATTGAAGATTGCATTCTTCCTGAAAGTATTAAAAAAACATTTCAGGATTTTGTGAATCAAGGACAAATACCAAATCTGTTACTTGCTGGTCCTCCTGGGATTGGTAAGACAACAGTTGCCAAAGCACTTTGTAATGAATTAGGAGTTGATTTTTATGTCATTAATGGATCTGATGAGGGAAGATTTCTCGACACAGTACGGAACCAGGCAAAGAACTTTGCTTCGACCGTATCACTTCAAGCAACTGGCAAACACAAAGTTATCATTATTGACGAGTGTGATAACACAGGGAACGATGTTCAACTCCTCTTACGGGCGAATATTGAGGCATTTTATAGCAACTGCCGATTTATCTTCACTTGTAACTACAAAAACAAAATCATCGAACCTCTTCATTCCCGATGTGCCGTTATCGAATTTGGTGTTAAGTCCAAAGAACGACCAAAAATCGCAGCAAAGTTCTTTGAAAGGCTCAAAAAGATTCTGGATCAAGAAAAAGTTGAGGCAGATGATAAGGTTCTCGTTCAACTGATAAATAAGCATTTTCCTGATTGGAGAAGAGTCCTAAATGAATGCCAACGTTATTCCGTATCTGGTGGCATTGATTCTGCCATTCTTGCTACTTTCTCTGACGTTAAAGTAAATGATCTCATTAAATATCTCAAAGAAAAGAACTTTCCGGAAGTTCGTAAATGGATTGTGGCAAACCTTGATAATGATGCCACTAGTATTCTTCGTATGGTGTATGATGCTCTATATGAACATCTGGATGGTCCCAGTATTGCTGCTTGTGTTCTTATTGTGGCGAAATATCAATATCAATCGGCATTTGTAGCAGACCAAGAGATAAATCTTTTAGCAGCATTAACAGAAATAATGATTGAGAGTAACTTTAAATGAAATCTCTTAAGACTTGTTTAAGATATCCTGGGGGCAAAAGTAGGGCGGTCACAAAGATGGATCCATACTTTCCAGATCTTAGAAATTATAAGGAGTTTCGGGAACCATTTCTTGGTGGTGGATCTGTGGCAATTTATATTACCAAAAAATATCCAGACTTAACTATTTGGGCAAATGATCTTTATGAACCTCTTGTAAACTTCTGGCAACAACTTCAGATGTTTGGAACAGATTTGAAGAATGCTTTGTCAGATTTAAAATCAAGTTATAATGATCCGGTATCGGCAAAGATATTATTTCTTTCAAGTAAAGTTAAGGTTGGTGATATTTCTGTGAATAATTTTGATCGTGCCGTTGCATTTTATATTGTAAATAAGTGTTCTTTTAGTGGTCTTACCGAAAGTTCATCATTTTCACCACAGGCATCTAATGCAAATTTCAGTATGCGTGGTATTGAGAAACTGCCGGATTATTCACAACTTATTTCTAAATGGCGTATAACTAACTATTCTTATGATTATATGATGGATGGAAACAGAAATGTTTTTATGTATCTTGATCCTCCTTATGACATTAAGGATAATCTCTATGGCAACAAAGGATCAATGCACAAAGGATTTGATCACGATAAGTTTGCTGTTGATTGCGATAATAATAATATGGATCAATTGATAAGTTATAATTCAGATCAGTTGGTAAAAGATAGATTTAAAAACTGGAATGCTGCCGAGTTTGATTTGACTTATACGATGCGTTCTGTGGGTGAATATATGAGAGACCAAAAACAACGTAAAGAACTTCTTCTTTTTAATTACAACAAAAATCCAAAAATCCAATTTGCTTTTGATGGATGCTATAATTATAATAAATTAAAAAGTGAGGGGCTCGTTGATGATTGAACTCAAAGATTGGTTGAACTCTATCAATCAGACAAAAAACAATATTATGGAAACTGATTCTGATAGTGTCCGTGAGTATTTGCCATACATTATCAACAAATGTTTATCTGGAAGTATTGATTGTATTCTTTTTACAAATGAAATGAATCTTCATCATTCTTTAGATAAAGATATGCAATATTCATTTTATCTAAATACTGTAAGGAAACGGAAGAGATTTTCTCCCTGGATCCATAAAGATAAAGTCAAGGACTTGGAGTGTATCAAACAATACTATGGATATAGTAATGAAAAAGCATCTCAGGCACTGAAAATTTTATCAAAAGATCAGATTAACTTTATTAAACAACGACTTGATACTGGAGGAACAAAATGAATACGGTAGAACCTACTGTTGAATGGTCTCAAGACCAAATGGTAGAAGTGATTTTGAATGAGCCTGACGACTTCTTAAAGGTTCGTGAGACTTTGACACGTATTGGAGTGGCATCTCGTAAAGAGAAAAAACTCTATCAATCTTGTCATATTCTTCATAAGCAAGGTAGATACTTTATTGTTCATTTCAAAGAGTTGTTTGCTCTGGATGGTAAACACGCAAATCTGACTGTAAATGATGTTCAGAGAAGAAATCGTATTGTTCGTTTACTTCTAGATTGGGGACTTGTGACAGTCGTAGATGAAGACAGAATTTTGGATATCGCACCACTCAATCAAATCAAAGTACTAGCATATAAAGATAAAGGAGACTGGATTTTAGAACAGAAATATAATATTGGTAAAAAGGGAAAGACAGCAGAAACCGAATAAAATCATACGGGGTTCACTACCCCGTTTTTTTATGATTATTGTATAATTATTAGTATCAGATGCTTCGGGTCTGATATTTACACACTCTTGCTTTTAAGGAGAACGATTATGTACACGACACTCGCAAAATATAATGCTGGAAACATTGAGAAGTTTCTCAATGATATTGACAAATATTCGATTGGTATGGATGAATGGATTCATCGGTTTAACTCTCTACATCAAACAGAGTCAAACTACCCACCATATAATGTAATCAAAGAAAGTAATACTGCCACAAGAGTTGAGATTGCTCTGGCAGGATTTAGTAAAAAAGAAATCTCTGTTTATACAGAAAATAATAAGTTATTTGTGGAGGGCCAAAAAGATTCCACAGAAAATGGTGAATATTTACATCAGGGACTTGCAAAAAGGTCATTCACAAGAGTATGGACGATTTCTGATGATGTAGAAGTCACCGGAGTTGAGTTTGATGATGGACTTCTTATGATCAAACTCACACGCATTATTCCAGAGCATCAGAAAAAGAAAGTCTGGTTCTAAATAGTATTGCGTGGGGCCACCCATTAACTATTTTTGCCTATAAGGGAGGTAATCTGGCAAAACCCAGATTGACACCTCCCCTTTTTTTGTGTATAATAAGAAGAGATGTGGAGTGTAAATGACAGTAAAACTTTTGCTTTTAAAATCTGGAGAAGATTTGATCGCAGATATTTCAGAGATGGTTTCTGGAGAAGATGAAAATCGTCACGTAATCGGATATTTTCTAAATAAACCTTGTATTGTAAAAATGCGAGAACCGACTCTTCTGACCGAAGAATCTACGGAAGAACAAAAAAAATCAGCATTTCAAGTATCTTTATATCCTTGGATGCCATTAACGGTTGATAAAGTCATACCAGTTCCTTCGGATTGGGTTGTGACGATTGTTGAACCAATTGCCCGACTAACACAAATGTACATTGAGGATGTAATGAATTATGGAAAAGATGATAAAGATTCTGTTGATGGTGAACAATCAAATATTGGTCTCACAGATTGAAGAAGTTGGTGCTGACATTGGAGAACCAGATTGTAAACTGATAAATCCACATATTGTAACTGAATATAAAGAAGGTGAACACACACTACAAGCACTTTTACACAAAGTTACGAAGCAAAACACCTTTATGATAAGTTCTGATAAAATCTTAACTCTTGCAGATCCAACTCCTACTCTTCTTGAAAAATACGAGGATTTAATTAAATAATGCGTTGGTATACTAATGTTCAGTTAATTGGAAATTATTTCTTGGTTCGGGCATATGAAGATGGGAAGCACATTGAATTTAGAGAAGAATTTAAACCAACTCTTTTTGTAAAATCCAAAAAGGAAAGCAAATACAGAACATTATCTGGTGAGGTTGTTGATGCGGTTCAACCGGGAACTGTAAAAGATTGTCGTGAGTTTCTGAAGAAGTATGAGAATGTAGATGGATTTGAAATCTATGGAAATGAAAGATACATTTATCAATACATCTCAGATAAGTATTCTGAGGAAGAGATAAAGTTTGATATTAACAAAATCAAACTTGTAACTATAGACATTGAGGTTGCGTCTGAAAATGGATTCCCTGATGTTGAGTCCTGCTCGGAAGAAATTCTTGCGATTACATTACAAGATTATGCCACAAAGAAGATTGTAAGTTGGGGAATCAAACCATTTACTCATAATCGTAGTGATTTGATTTATCATTATTGTGAATCTGAGTTTGCTCTTCTAAACACTTTTATTCAATATTGGATGGATAATACTCCCGAAATTGTGACTGGATGGAATCTACAACTCTATGATATTCCTTATATTTGTAAACGACTAAATCGTATTCTTGGTGAAAAGTTGATGAAGAGAATGTCTCTTTGGGGACTTGTGAGTGAAGGTGAGGTCTTTATTGATGGACGTAAACATACGATATTTGATATTGGTGGAGTGACTCAACTTGATTATATGGATCTTTATAAGAAATTTACTTATAAGGCACAAGAATCTTATCGGTTGGATTATATTGCCGAAGTTGAACTCGGACAGAAAAAACTAGATCACTCCGAGTATGAAACCTTCAAAGAGTTTTATACCAAAAACTGGCAGAAGTTTATTGAGTATAATATTGTTGACGTGGAACTTGTTGACCGATTGGAAGACAAGATGAAACTGATTGAATTGGCACTGACGATGGCATTTGATGCCCGAGTCAATTTTACTGATGTATTCTATCAGGTTCGTATGTGGGACAATATCATTTATAATTACCTGAAGAAAAGAAATATTGTCATTCCTCAAAAAAATCGTTCTTCCAAGAATGAAAAATATGCCGGTGCTTATGTAAAAGAACCAAAACCGGGAATATATGATTGGGTTGTCAATTTTGACTTAAACTCTCTATATCCACATTTGATTATGCAATTTAATATTTCACCTGAAACTTTAATTGATAAACGTCATCCAACAGTTTCGGTAGATAAAATTTTAAATCAAAAACTTGATTTTGAAGAATATAAGGATTATGCAGTATGTGCAAATGGTGCAATGTATCGCAAGGATGTTCGTGGATTTCTTCCTGAATTGATGGAAAAAATGTATAATGAACGTGTTATCTTTAAGAAGAAGATGATTGAGGCAAAAAAACAATACGAAAAAACCAAAGATAAACAATTACTTAAAGAAATTGCCCGATGTAATAATATTCAGATGGCAAAGAAGATTTCTTTGAACTCTGCTT